TACCACTACTGGCACAACTACCCCTGTTGATACTTCAGCTACAGCACAAGATGCTGCCAAGCTTCTGGTTCAAACCCCTGCCTTGACAGATGATGAAGATCAAAATCTACAAAACATTGTGGGCGCACAAGGTGAAATTGTTCGAGCAGAAGACAATATTCAAAGCAACAATCGTCAAATTTCAGACAATGAACAAGCACAGGCTGCGGCACAAGAACAACAACGTCAAGCACAAGCAATTATTGATCAGAACAATCTTGAACTAGCCGATGACAACTTGCCAGACAGTCGTCGTGCTGAACTTGAGGCCAACAATGCCGCTCAACGTGCCAGCATTGCTGAGAACGCCGCAGTAATTGACGAAGCACAGACCAACATTGACAATGCTACTGCAAACAATGAACAGCAGACAGACTCTATACTAACTAACCAAGGTGTAATTGGGGAAAATTCAGAAGCGTTTACGGCCAATGGTAGTGAGCTAGGGGCTCCGGTGGTTGCTGACAATGATCCACAAACTGCTGTGGATCAAAATTTTCTTGACGCCAATGCAGAAATTCAAGCAGAAACTACTCTAACTATATTGAGCGAAGAAGAAACCAACGCATTGTTTGACGGTGCTGAGCCTGGACTAGTTGACTCGTTTGTTGAAGTTGACGCCACAGCCACAGAATTAACTGAAGAACAAACTGAGGCATTGTTTGAAGCTGGTGATCCTACAGTGGTAGATGAATTTGAAAATAGCAATATTGAACAAGATCTGCCAGTATTATCACCAGAAGAAGTTGACGAAGCAATTGCCAATGCTGGTATTGATGTAGATGCCGAAATAGAAAGAGCCGCAGCCGAAGGTGTTGAAAACTTTGAGCCCGACGCTGTAGACGAATTTACCAACATAGATGAACAAGTTGCACTGGAAGCCGCCCTACAAGAACCATCAGTGTTGTCGCCAGCAGAAGTTGACGAAGCAATTGCCAATGCTGGTATTGATGTAGATGATGAGATAGAAAGAGCTCGTGATGAAAGTGCTAATCAGTTTGAACCTACAGATGTTAACTCTGAAACTGATCCAGCACTGGCAGCAGATGACGGAACCACACAAGGCATACAGGATCAGATAAACGATCAAGACGCCGCTGACACAGCAGCCGCCAGAGACAATGCCAAAAATCAAGCCACACTACAGGCACGATACAAACAGCCTGCCAGTTCAGACTGGCGTGTGCGACTACAACTTGCACCAGGTGCAAACTACCTGTACAAAGCCGGCAAAGATGGCGGTGAAGCAGGTATCTTAAAACCATTGTACGATACTGACGGAGTTATATTCCCTTACACTCCGTCAATTGAAACATCGTACAATGCCAATTATGAAATGTATGATCTCACACACTCAAACTTCCGTGGATACTTCTACAAAAACAGTCGGGTGAATGACATCAACATTCGTGCCACATTCACAGCACAGGACACACAAGAGGCTGCATACTTGTTGGCAGTGATTCACTTCTTCCGTAGTGTAACCAAAATGTTCTACGGAGCCAAAGATGCCTATCGAGGTGCACCTCCTCCACTGACTTACTTGAGCGGTCTAGGTGCTTATCAATTTAACAATCATCCATGTGTGGTATCGCAGTTTAACTACAGCCTACCACCTGATGTTGACTATATAAGAGCAGATGCCCCCAACAACTATGGTACCAATTTGTTGACACAACGTTCTCGTACAGGTGCAATTGCTCCTACCTTGGGATCTGCCAGCTTGACTCGACTGTTGGGTACACTGACCAAACCGCCAGTGGGTGCTACTGCTACACCACCAACACCAGGTATGATAAATCAAAATGTCAATAACACTTCGCAGGCAACTTATGTGCCAACCAAGATTGAACTCAGTATTACCCTGTTGCCAATCAACACACGCAGTCAAGTGAGCACACAGTTCAATATGAAAGAGTTTGCATCAGGTGCGTTGATCAAAGGAGGATTCTGGTAATGTCTAACTATGTATCAACAAGCCCATACTATCAAACTGGATACAGTCAGTTCTTCCTGGATGTCATGGTCAATCGACCCATCCCCAAGGAAACTGATGACTTGGAATTTATTATCAATCAAACATATCAGTATCGTCCTGACCTGTTGGCATTTGACCTGTATCAAGATGCTGCCTTGTGGTGGGTGTTTTATCAACGCAATCCCAACACACTCACAGCACCTCCCTTGGACTTTAAGTCAGGTGTGAAAATATTCTTACCAAAACTTAATACTCTTAAAACATCACTGGGGTTCTAATCAATGGCTACTGGAAAACAGTCAATACCTCCTGAAATACAGGCACTGGTCAATCGAGCAAGACAACTTTCTCGTAGTATTGAACAAACAGGTCCCGCCAACGCTGACTCAATCCCACAAGCATTGGCCATTATACAAGATGCAAGATCGCAACTGGCTGCTCTCAGCTCGTCGTCATTTGTGTCTCAAAGTTCTATTGATCAAGCGTTTGCATCGTTAGTTGAGTCAGAAGCAAGATTAGTTGCAACAGAGCAAGTGATTGCCAAGGCAGAACCAGCGTTACCAGAATCTGCTGGGCAAACAGTCAATGATGATGCTGTAAACACTCCCAACAAGCCGCCGCCATTGCAAGCAGGCCCTGATGGACGAGTAAGTGTACCACCAGCAACAACTACCCCAACCAATGCCACACAACCAGATGTGGGAGCATCGAGTACAGGAACTGATCAACCCACCAAAACATTTGACAAAACACAGGCTACATACGACGGAGTATCGGGACAGACAATGCCGTCACCACCAACAGATGCTGCGTCTGATCCCAATACCAATGTTGGCAATCAAGCACCTACCACTGCCGGGGTTGGTCAAGTTGATGATAATATTCGGCCTACTCCCGAATCACAATCGGTCAAAGTCAACAACGGATTTAACGATCCACAACCTATTGTTCCGCAACCAAACATTCTAAGTAAGTTTGCCAGTTCAACATACAATGCTTCTGTGTATTTGATGACACCAACACAATATGAAACATTGATAAAAAGCAAACAGAAAAAAGTCAACGGTTATAATTTGCTGTTCCAAACAGGCGGAGCACCAACCAACGTTGGCGGGGCAAAAGGCGCACTAGGAACAGCAAACACAGCCACACAATCAGATTTAGAAGCTGAAGGCATTGGCCTGGCAGCAAATGTAGCCACTCCGGGTGCAAAAGATCCTGACGCTGGCCGCAATCCATTTTTTCCCGATGATTTTTACATTGACAGTATCACACTTGAAAACATGTTCCCGGGCAAACAAACCAGTGCCGCGCACATGGCAACCAATATAAAATTCACTGTGGTTGAACCTGGCGGCATCACCCTACTTGATCGATTATATCAGGCAGTACAAGACCAAGCACCCAAGAACAAAGCTGGGGCTGTGAACTACACAGCGGCACAATATCTCATGGTCATACGGTGGTATGGCTATGACGAAGCAGGAAATTTAATACGACCTGGTGCCAAAGGCAAAGATGGACTAAGTGATCCCAATGCCATTTGTGAAAAGTTTATTCCGTTTCTTATTAAAAAAATAAATTGGGGAGTAAGCAACAAACTGGTAAGTTATGAGTTTGAAGGAGCACCAGTAGGTCAAAACGTTGCTGGAACAACTGCTCGTGGTACAGTACCGTTTGATATTGAGCTGAGTGATTCAACTGTGGGAGGCCTACTAGGTGGTGCTGCCAAGTACGGCACTGGCGCTACAACTACTGCCTCCCCAGGTGCTAGTACAACAGCTACCACAGGCAGTGATGGGCGTACAACCAATGATCCCAGACGAACGGACAGCGCCACTGGGGGTTTGAATTCAGTTGATGGTACCGCATTGACTAGTCCAGCAAATGCCGCTGCCGCGCCCACACCAAAGAAAACCATCACTGCTGGACTCATGGGTGCCATGAATGAGTTGCAAGCCGAGCGTGTGGCCAGTGGTGTTTATCAATATCCTGACAGATACGAACTGGTGTTTGCCAACGGTGCAGAAGCCATTAGAGATGCACTAATCACACTGCCGGGCAAAATAAAAAATCAAAGAGCCACTCCAATGGCACCAGCAGCGGCTGTTGATCCCACAAGCAAAGACACTGCCAGACAACGAACCGACAACACTGTGAGAAATTTTAATATCACTGCTGGTCAACAATTGTTGCAGGCCATTGATCTAACAATTCGCAACAGCAGTTATATCTATAAACAAGCGGCTGTACAGAATTCAGAAACTCCAGACCCGGAAAAGATGGACAAAGAAGGGGTTGACGAAACATCATCTGAAAATAAAGTTCCAGCTAGGGCAACCCTAAATTGGTACGAAATTACCATGGAAGCAATTCCGGGACCATACGATTATAACCGCAACGACTATTCTTATACCATTAGATATATTATTAGTCCTTACAGAGTACAAAACTTCAACAGTAAATTTTATCCTATACCTAAATTTGCCGGAATACACAAACAGTACAGCTATTGGTTCACTGGCGAAAACACTGATGTATTGGATTATCAAGCCACATTCAATTACATGTACAACATGACCATGACTGGCAGTGAGCCAGGAAACAATGCCCTGGCCGCTTTGAGAAAAAAATATACCAGTAGCATGAGAGAGTTAACAAAATACACATGGCAGGCAGCCAGCGATCAAACACGATCAGGAGCAGAGTCAGATGCCAACGAGATTGGTGCAAATGCGGCAGAGTCATTGTACAATCCCAGTGACCTGGCCAAAGGCAAAGTTAAGATTGTGGGTGATCCTGGCTGGATCCAACAAGGCAGTATAGCTGGCGGAGTTGGAATTGGCAACTTTAATTACAGCGGCTTCTTGCCTGATGGCACTATAAATTTTGATTCACAACAGGTGATGTTTTCAATTGAATGGCAACGACCACAAGACTACGACATAACCACTGGCTTGGCCAATCCTTACGGTCGTGAAGGCGGCGCTAGAAAACCACTCAACAGTTATGTGTACCAAGCAATTAAATGTGTATCTGAATTTCGACAAGGAAGATTTGAACAAACCATTGACGGAACGTTGTATGTGTATCCTGTTGAAAACTTAAAGAACGCAGTAACACAACCAAGTAATTCAGTTGCAAACGATGGATCCAATAGCAGATTAGAAGACACCGCATCAACACCCAAAACTGGAGGTGCAAAACAAGCACCAGCACAAGTTGATAACACCGAAACAGCCAGTGCATCAATTACCAGCACCACACCCAATGATGACTCGTCTCCGGGTCCTCAACAAAACTCTTCAACCAGCAGTAACGGAGAAAATATTGGACTAAATCAGTTTCGAGCACCACCACCAATAGGAGTGAATCAGAATTTTATTGATGCCAACGCAGAACTACAAACAGATTCAGACCCGCAAACTATAGTGAAAGACTACTAAGGACCTACAATGGCAGAAAATACGCAACGCAGTCGTGGACGTCCCGGGAATTACAAACTAGACCGTGGCGGATACCCATCAGAGAACGGACCGTTCCTGGGCATAGTAATGAACAACATTGACCCCACACGAGCAGGGCGATTACAAGTGTTCATTACCAACTTCAACGACGGCAACATGAATGATGATACCAAGTGGACCACGGTAGATTATCTGCCCAGCTTCTATGGTGCCACGCCCAAGTCGGGAACCAGTTCAGGAGCAGGCACATATCCTGGCAATAGAAACAGTTATGGCATGTGGTTCACGCCCCCTGATCTTGGAGTCACTGTGGTTTGTATATTCATCAACGGCGACAGAGATCAAGGTTTTTATATTGGAGTTGTGCCTGAACAAGGAATTAATCACATGATTCCAGCCATTGGATCTGCTCCAGCACCAAACTTTGTTCCACAAAATGAAAATCAAACGGTGTACTTGGCAGATGCCACCCAAGCACCTGTTACAGAAATTAATGACACCAACATTGCAATAATTAACAATCCACGATTCTTTGAACAACAAAAACCAGTTCACAGTGTTGTGGCAGCCGCACTATTTCAACAAGGACTAATAAATGATCCTGAACGCGGACCTATCGCCAGCAGTTGTCAACGTGAATCACCTAGTGCAGTGTTTGGAGTTAGTACTCCGGGTGTGGCAGTTTATCAAGGTGGCATCAAGCCTGGAGAAATTAGAGATCGTATTGACTCGGGCAAATTGAAACCACAAGATGTCAAGGTCATTGGCCGCATGGGCGGACATACTCTAGTGATGGACGATGGCAACATAGACGGCGACAACGCCTTGTTCCGTTTGCGAACAGCCAAAGGCCACCAGATCACCATGAGCGACTCAGGTGATTTCTTCTACATCACACATGCCAACGGACTCACATGGCTGGAGTTTGGTAGTGAAGGCACAGTAGATGTGTTTGCCACAAACTCTGTAAATGTTCGCACTCGTGGCGACATTAATCTACACGCTGATCGCGATATCAACATGTACGCAGGGCGCAATATCACGGCCAAGTCCAAAGAAAATATCACACTAGAAGCAGAAATATCATTTACTGCCACTGCCCAAGAAAATTTCACCTTGTACAGCAAAAGTTATATTGGAGTCAAGTCAGATGGATCACTAGCTTTGGACAGTTCAAACGGTTCTTGGAAAGGCGGCAGTACATTGACATTCTCCGCTGGCGGCATTGATTTGAACGGACCAAGCGCAGCCTCAGTGACTTCGCCAAAGCCTGTGGTTAAAACCGTGATGGATGACACAGAGTTTGATACCAGCAAAGGTTGGCAAACTCTAGAGGATGGACTAGAAAGTATTGTGAGCCGTGCTCCTACTCACGAGCCTTACAGTTATCACAATGAAGGTGTTGATGTTAAACTAAGTCTTGAACAAGGCAAACCACCACCACCTCCGGGAGCAGAACCTGTTCCTGAAGGCATAGAAATACAGGCAGAGTAACATGGGAACATTTACATTTAACATTGATCAAGTACCGGGTGCGCCAGTAGACGCTGACAGTGCAAAAACATTTAAAATCACAGGTCCCAATACACTGACACAGGCACAGGCACAGGCCATATTTGAAAAACAAGTCAAGACAGGCGGTCTAACAGGATTCAAAGCTGGTGATGTACTGAATGCGGCCACGCAAGTAGCTGATGGATTAAAATCAGCACAATCTCAGTTGACCTCAGGCATAAGCAGTATAGGAGCGTCAGTTGCCAAAGCAACCAATGGCATTACTTCTGCAATTGCCAAGACTGGAGTTTCTAACGGAATTAATCCAGGAAACTTTGTCAAAGCGTTGCCGGCACTTGGAAGCATTGGAAACTTAGATACTTCACAGGTTACTGGAACACTGGCACAGGCAAGCAAGCTGGTGGCACAACCATCGTCGATTGTGAGCAATTTTGGTGGTGCTGGCAATTTTGGACTTGATGTTGGTCAGTTGGAAAAGGCCGGATATGTCAAACCAGGCATAGCAGCCAAATACATTTCCGCAGGACAAAATTCCATAACCAGTGTGTTGAACAGCCCGTCAGTATGGACTGGCAAAGACGGAGTCAATCAGGTGCAAAATATGTTGACCAATCCGGCAGCACAAACCAAAGTACAACAGACTCTTATGACCACCGGGTTAGCTCAAGTAAAATCGCTAGGTCTGCCTGTAGATCAATTGGCAGCAACAGTGATTGGCGGAGTTGCATTAAATGCTGCCAAGGATGTTACTGCAACACTGGCCTGGGCCAAAGGGCAAACAGCAGACTTGAGCCCAGACCTTGTTGCAAAGTTCAATCAAACAGCCAAGGACGCATCGTTTGCTGTAAACTTGGTTGATGAAAAAATAGCCAACGAGTCATTGAATATCAAGCAAGTTACAGGATCAATTGGAACAATTAACAAAACAACTCTCAATGCCGCTGTTGGTAGAGTGATTGGCAATGATAAGATCCCCAGCTTGAACTTCAGCAAAGGAACTCCAAACCCTGCGGCCGAGCAAGAATTAAAAGAAATTGGCAAGCAACTCAGCACTATTGGAAACAAGGACCTGGCAATTATTTCTGAACCACTGACATCCAGCAACGTTGATGCCAGGGAAGCAAGAATAACAGCACTCAAAGCTGAAGTAACACCACTCATTGGCAAGCTAGATGCGTTGGCAACATCTGTGGCAGCCAGCAACAAAACGTTGGCTACAAAAGCACGATTGGCACTTGGAAACGCTGAGGCCTTGATTGAATTATTAGATAACGATCTCGAAAACATTCGCCGATTCAGAGCCGCACTACAAAGCATATAAATATTATCATGACTACATTCATTGGGTTCAACACCATTAATCAATACAAAAAGTTTACATTGACAGACTTTGATTTGATCAAACGAGACCTGCTGAATGCGTTCAATATCCGCCAAGGGCAATTGCCCGGCCGCCCGGCATATGGCACAATAATTTGGGATTTTTTGTTTGAACCACAGACGTCCCAAACTCAAAACGGAATAGAAGCAGAAATACAGCGTGTGGCAGGCGGCGATCCACGCATTTTTATCAGTGACGTTCAAACATACCCACAAGAAAATGGCATCTTGATTGAGATACAACTCACTGTGGTACCAACACAAAATGCAGAAATACTCAGCATTTTCTTTGACCAGCAACAACGAGTAGCCTCCTACGTATAACTACGCCGTTTTTAGTAACCATAAATACTTTCAGTGACACAAAGGTTACAGAACAATGGCAACAACCACTAGACAAACCGCAATATTTGGCGTAGAAGATTGGAAGCAGATCTATCAAACATATAGGGAAGCAGATTTCCAAAGCTACGATTTTGAAACTCTTCGCAAGAGTTTTGTAGACTATCTGCGATTGTATTATCCAGAAACATTCAATGACTACATTGAATCAAGTGAATTTATTGCACTCCTGGACATTATTGCGTTCATGGGGCAATCACTTGCTTTCCGTACTGATCTTAACACTCGTGAAAATTATTTAGACACAGCAGAACGTCGTGATTCGGTTGTGCGACTGGCCAATCTAGTAAGCTACAGTCCCAAACGCAACACAGCCGCACAAGGCTTGTTGAAAGTATTCAATGTTACCACAACAGAAAACGTTGTGGACTACAATGGAGTTAATTTAAGCAATGTCACAGTTGACTGGGCTGACCCCACTAACCCAGACTGGCAAGAACAGTTTACAGCAATTATCAATGCTGCCTTGGTTGATACTCAGCGTGTTGGCCGCCCAGGCAATCGTCAAACATTACTAGGTGTAGACACTGCTGAGTATGCAGTGAATCTGGTACCTGGCTTCTTGCCTGTTATTCCTTATACTGCCACAATTGACGGGGTGAACATGCCATTTGAAGCAACCACATCTACCAGTGCTGGCCGTGATTACTTGTACGAACCTGCACCAGTACCAAACACAAGTTTTAACGTGTTATTCCGTAATGATCAATTGGGATTCAGTTCTGCCAACACTGGTTACTTCTTTATGTTCAAACAAGGCACACTACAGAACACAGATTTTAACATAGCGGAACGCACAAGCAATCGCACTGTGAATATCAACGTGGAAGGTGTCAACAACGAAGATCGTTGGTTATTTGAACTTACCAACGTGGGCAACATCAATCGTGAATGGCAATATGTAGAAAGTGTGTACACCGCTGCCGCTGAACAAACGGTATTACTGCGTCCTATCTATTCTACCACCAGCCGTAGCAATGATCAAATCACTTTGGTATTTGGCGATGGCGTATTCTCAGAAATTCCCGTGGGCATTTTCCGTTGTTATACTCGTGCGTCAAATGGCTTGCAGTACATTATCAATCCAGAAGAAATGCAAAATGTCACATTACCAATCAGCTACACTGATCGCAATGGTAATGTACAAACAATTACATTCACTTGCGGAATCACACAACCAGTGAGCAATGCACAAGCACGTGAAACAATTGATGCAATTAAACAACGTGCCCCTGCCAGATACTACACACAAAATCGCATGGTCAACGGCGAAGACTACAATCTGTTTCCGTACACTGCTTACAATAGTATTATCAAAAGCAAAGCCTTGAACCGTAGTTCAATTGGTACAAGCCGATATTTGGATCTAGTTGATAACACCGGCAAATATTCATCGACCAACACTTTCTCTAGCGATGGTGCTGTGTGGGAACAAAATATTCTTCCTACCATATTATTCAGTTGGATCAACCGAAACGAAATTGCCGACTTTGTGACAAACTCTGCCCAACCGCAAATTGGTCAGGCCACAATGAAACAGTTTTACTATGCCAATTTTCCACGACCTGAAGTTAACATAACAGACTCAGCCACAGCATTGAGCACCTGGCAACAAAGCACAACATTGGCCAACGAGACTACAGGTTATTTTAAAAACGCCGCTGGCAATGCTATTCCTGTTGGTGGCAGCACCACAACTGTTTTTAACTATGTTCAGGTTGGTAGCATTATTAAATTTACCGCACCCACAATCAATGGTATCACTTACTATTTTGATCGTAACAACCGATTACAGCCTGGAGTACCAACCAAGCCCGACGAAAGTTTAGAAATTTGGGCAAGCCCTCAAGCCATCATTGGCGACGGATACAATGGCGGCATTGGAAATCTACCATCTGGTGCTGGACCGGTGACTCTCAACAATTTTGTGCCAACAAATGCAGTGGTTGACAGTATTATTCCTGTTTTCATTACAGATTTGCCACTGTCATTAGAACAACAGATGGGCGATCAAATTGAATTGTTTCGTAATTTTGGTATTGGATATGCCAGTACAGAAATTACCACTCCGCAAGGCAACAAGATTAATCCAGGTACTTGGTATCTAATTAGCAGTACAAATCTTGATGCCAATGCCACCTGGAGCCAAACCAATGCTGGATCAACATCAGGCACAAATCAAGATTCCAGCTGGTTGGCACAATTTGTAGTTGAAAATCAAAATTACACTGTGACCTTCCGTGGACTTGCATATAACTTTGGTAGTGTGTTGCAAACACGTTTCTTCTTCTATGATGACCAGTTGGTTTACGACAGCCGCACTGGCACAATTATCAAGGACTTTATCAATGTGTTGGCAATGAACACTCAACCAAACAACAGCAATCCTTTGCAAAGTGATGTGTATATGAATATCATTGGACAACCTGTTGAGAGTGATGGATATGTTGATGACTTCCAAGTGTTAGTCAGTTTCCGCGACAGCGACAATGATGGCGTGCCTGACAACCCAGACTTCTTTGAAGAAATTGTAGGGCCTGTTCCTGCTATTCCCAGCACAGGTCCTTGGGTATTCCTGCAACAAACTGTGGACTTTGACAATTTACAACGTTATTTGTTGGTCGAAGAAGGTGTGGTTAATTCAGACTATGCCACACTTGATGATATTGAGTTGGTAAAAACTGAATGGAGTCCCGGGCAAGTATTTTATGCCTACGGCACCTACAACAGCAGTGGTGAAATAATTGTTGCGCCGGCGTTTTATCTACTGAGTATTAACGTTGCTGGAGCCAGAACATTGGTTGAACAGTCAGGATGGATTGCAAGATCAGGCAGACAAAACTTGTACTTCCAATACCGCCACAACTCACCACTGACCAATCGTATTGACCCAGGTACCACCAACATCATTGACTTGTATGTGGTTACACAGGCATATTACACTTCTTACCAGAACTGGATCAAAGACACCACTGGCACAGTCGCACAACCTGATGTTCCCACAATTGATGAGTTGTCAACTGCGTACCAAGGCTTACAAGATTACAAAATGATTTCTGATAACATTGTGTTGAACTCTGTAAACTTCAAACCATTGTTTGGTGCCAAAGCTGCACAACAATTACGAGCCACAATCAAAGTGATCAAGGCACAAGGATCTACAGCAAGCACCAGCGAGATCAAGAGCAGTGTGGTAGCGGCCATGAACACCTACTTCTCAATTGACAAGTGGAACTTTGGTGATACCTTCTACTTCTCTGAACTGGCAGGATACCTACACAGAACACTTGGAAGTATCATTAGTTCAGTAGTTCTAGTACCATTGAACAGTCAGAAGAGCTTTGGCGACTTGTATGAGATCAGATCAGAGCCCAACGAAATCTTCGTGAATGCGGCAGACATAACTAATATAGAGGTGATCGAAGCATTGACCAGCACCAATCTTAGAACAGCACCAGGCAGTGGAGTCATTTAATGGCAAAAGTACGTAGCGTAGATTTTTTACCTGAAATTTTTCAGACTGATGTAAACAAACAGTTCCTGGCAGCCACGCTGGATCAGTTGATACAAGAGCCTAAATTTAAAAAGACCCAAGGATTTATTGGCCGTACTGTGGGCCCAGGTGTGAACCCCAACGAAAAGTATGTTGTAGAATCAACCAAGGTTCGTGCTGATTATCAACTCGAGCCAGGAATTATTAGTCTCAAACCAGACACCAACACCATTGAAGATGTTATCACATATCCAGGACTGCTTGATTCACTTGACTATCAAGGTGGCAACTCAGCACGTCCAGACAGACTGTTTGAAAGTGAATACTATACCTGGGATCCGTTTGTTGATTGGGATACATTTATTAACTTCAGTCAGTACTTTTGGTTGCCAGGTGGTCCAGGTGCAGTGGATGTGGCCGCTACAGGTGTGCCGGCAAGTGATAATTTTGTAGTAACCAGAGCCAATGGCGTTTATACCTTTTCTGGTCTGAATGGAGACAACCCAACAGTTGATCTAGTGCGAGGTGGTAGCTATACTTTTCAAGTTGCACAAAACGACAAGGAAACAGTAAATTATCGTGTGACCAATTCTGGAACCAGTGCGTATGTTATTGATTATGCTAACAATCCTACGCTGACACTAGCACGTGGCAATACGTATGTGTTTAATTTGAATTTAAATGGAGTATATCCATTCTACATTAAAACAGCCGCTACAACTGGCTTGAACAATGTTTATAGTTCAGGTGTGACCAATAATGGTGCAGTGACAGGACTCGTGACATTTGTAGTTCCACAAGATGCTCCGGATACGCTGTACTATTCTAGCGCCACGCAATCAAACATGCGTGGACAAATTAACATCATCGACGGCACTGCAGGTACAGGAGCAGGTTTTTGGATTCAAGCCGCACCGGGTATCAATGGTAAAATGCCTGCCACGCCAAACATCAGTTCTAGAGATGTGTACGGTGTAACCAACAATGGCGAAGACCTTGGCACCATTACATTCAACGTTCCAACAAAAACTGCACAACAGTTCTATTATGACCTGCCTAGCCTTGGATCCATTGATCTCTTGACTGATTTACGCTTTGATCAAATCAACAACATTCCTGTGGTTGACTTTATTGCTGCCTATGGCGGCATTGATGGCATCACAGCACTTGATGGCAGAACATTGGTATTTGAAGGCACATCAATAGACACCGATCAAGGCGGCTGGACCAAAACAACGTTTTTTGATCCTTTGACACAGAGCGATAGTTTTACAGGGCAACCAGGCAGTTATGACAGTTTGTTATACGCACAACAACTTGAAGTACCGTTATCTCAACGTCGCGGAATCTGGCAAATTAACTATGTCAGTAATGCTGGATTTGTTTACATCAGCCTAACCAATGTGGGCAATATCAACGACTTGGAAAAGTTTACTATCTTATATGGCAACACTTATGCAAGCACAGGATGGTTCAAGAACGATGCAGGCGTGTTTAAACAAATACCTTTGTTGACAGCATCACAGGACACATTGTATTACCAAGATGGCACAGACCCTGGTATATTTGGTCGAATTAGATTGATTGATCAAACACAAAGTTCTACGTTGTATATTGACGAAATTATTGGTAAAAAAAATTACACCAGTCCCAACGGTGTGGCATTTACCAATGGATTGAAAGTTGTGTTTCGTGGAGATGTTGTTCCGTCTAGTTACATCAACACAGAATATTATATCAGCGGAGTTGGCATTGCTATAAAACTGTTGCCGGTATCAAATTTTGTCTGTCCAGAAACTTATGTAGTAGATGCTGATACTAGTACTATTGACACAGAACCATCCACATTAGATTACCTGACAGTTAATCGTGCAAGCCTAGATCTCAATGCGTGGTCTAGAAGCAATCGATGGTTCCATATTGACGTTATCAACGCCACAGCAAAATACAACAACACTGAAGTTACCATTGACAATCAATATCGCGCCAAACGCCCGATCATTCAGTTCCGTCCCGGAATACGGTTGTTCAACATGGGCACCGAAGGTAAACAGCCTGTTAACGTTATTGACTTTGCAGAATCTGATGCGTTTAGCAATGTAGAAGGCAGCACTGGCTACACAGTAGATGGATACAATTTTGTACAAGGCAGCAGGGTTATCTTTGCCAAGGATGCTGATGCCAATGTGCGCAACAAAATTTGGGTAGTTAATTTTGTGTCGCCAGATTCAGTATCACCGGTGATTGCTCAACCTATTATTAACCTAACACTAGCCACCGATGGCGATGTGCTGGTTGATCAAAGTACTGTGTGCTTGGATGGAGATACACTTACCGGTGTTACCTTTTGGTACAACGGAGTTGAGTGGACTGAAGCACAACTAAAAACCAAAGTTCAACAAGCACCGTTGTTTAACGTGTACGATGCTGATGGGGTAAGTTTTGGAAACAAAGCAGTATATCCGTCAACCACATTTGTTGGATCAAAATTATTCAGTTACGCCCAAGGCACAACTGGCATCTTGGATCCTATTTTGCAATTCCCGTTGCAATATTTAAATTTAAATAACGTTGGTGACATTGTATTTGAAAACAACTTGTACAAAGATACATTTTTGTATGTGCGTGATAACGTTAGTACAACATCATTGATCAGTTCTGGATTTCCCAGAGAATATGCTACACGATTGTTGTATAATCGATTGTTAGGATGGAACACAGCAATTACACCATCTCAAGTCAGACAACAGTTTAAGTTCACCTACGATGGCCGCCCACTGCTGTTGGATATCCAAGCACAGAGCGATGGCATTGTTCCTGCGGTAAAAATTTATGTTGGTAGCAAATTTAAAGATCCAGGAACGTATACACTTGCAACCACCTCTAATTCATCTACTATCACACTAGATGATACTTTTGTGATTGGTGACATTGTTGAAATATTGGTATTGAGTGATCAAACAAGCCAGGTGGCATTTTATCAAGTTCCAATCAACCTAGAGAACAATCCATTAAACGGCAATAGTGATGCATTCACCCTGGGTACTATTCGCACACACTACGAATCAATCTGCGAAAATTTAATCACATTAACTGGCACAATTAACGGTGCAAACAACACACGCGACCTAGGTGCAATTGGCCCTTACGGGTTAATTATTCTGCAACAAAGCAGTCCTCTGACCTTGGCAGGATATTTTAACCGTAGCAAAGAATACAATATTTTTGCTTCACTGCAATATAATTCACGTGAATATCAAAAGTTCAAAGACTTGTTGATGAACGAAGTTACCAACTTGACTTTATACACAGAAACTCCTGCAGAAATATTGGTAGAGGCCATGGCCAACATCACACTGGGACGACTAGAATCTAATCCATTCTACTGGTCAGACATGGTGCCATCTGGATCGGTATATATCGAAAACAAATACACAGTGAGTTTGATCACAACCAATGTGTTTGATACTGTACAAGTTTACAATTACACATCAGCCAACTATTTAGGACTGTTGGTTTACAAAAACAATGAGTTGATGACTCGTGGATTTGACTACACCGTGGCTACAGATGGTCCGCGAATAACAGTGTTAACGCCCTTGGCTGTTGGTGATGTTATTGCCATTCAAGAGTATTCAGCCACCTATGGCAACTTTGTTCCCAACACTCCTACCAAGATGGGATTGTACCCTTCGTTCCGCCCAGTGATCACCACAATTGATGCCACATCTGGATCCCGACTGGTTATCATTGGTCATGACGGCAGTCAAACTCCGGTGTTTGGTGATGTTCGAGATCAAGTGTTACTTGAATTTGAAACACGTATTTTTAATAATTTAAAACTAGATGGCAATCCCGTACCAATCAATGTCAGTGACGTAATACCAGGACAGTTCCGTAGCACTGGATATTCATTTGCAGAAATCAATGATATATTAAATGTTGATTTCTTGAGCTATGTTGGATGGAACAAGTTAGATTACAACACACAAAATTACATTGCAAGCAATGAGTTTTCGTGGAACTACAGCGGCTCTCAGAACAAGTTGACCACAAGTCAAAATCTAATTGGTTCATGGCGTGGTATCTACAAATATTTTTATGACACACAAGACCCTGCAAGAACTCCGTGGGAGATGTTGGGATTCAGTATTAGACCATCATGGTGGAATGATGTTTACGGTCCAGGGCCATACACGTCAGAAAACATGGTGCTATGGGATGACCTAGAAGCAGGAATTGTGGCTGATCCGTTGGGATCATACGTACTGCCAGCATATATTCGTCCTAATCTCACACAAGTGATACCAGTTGACAATGAAGGTAATCTAGTAAGTCCATTTGAATGCGTGGTTGGCAACTACAACGAAACAACATTTCAAAAGAGCTGGTCAACTGGGGACGGCAGCCCAGTTGAAGCGTCATGGTGGAATTCAAGTGCATATCCATTTGCTATCATGCGATTGTATGCATTAACAATTCCTGCTAAGTTTTACTCATTGTACGCAGACAGAGACTTATACCGATACCGAGCTGAGTTTGGACAGTTTCTTTACAATGATCGATATCGACTAGATGCCAATGGCATACAAGTATATGGCAATGGCACAAGCAAAGCCAGTTTTATCAACTGGATCGTGGACTACAATCGCGTCACTGGTATAAACAGTACTACGGCTCTTGAAGCAGATCTTGCGAGTATTGACGTTCGCCTGTGCTATAGACTAGCTAGTTTTTCTGACAAACAGTATATTAAATTATACACCGAAAAATCTAGCCCTAACAGCTTGAATGCAACATTGTTGATACCCGACGAAAGTTATGATCTACTGTTGTACAAAAATCAACCTTTTGACCGGCTGATTTACAGTTCAGTTGTGATACAAATTGTTGAAGGCGGCTATGCTGTTTATGGCTATTCAACTACTCAACCTTACTTTGATATTTTAGTAAGTCAGTCAGCTGGCAGATTAAAACCATACACAGTTGGTGATGTTACTGTGCGGGTGCCCATAACGCACACCAACACTGTGGCACAGGTTCCGTATGGATATGTGTTTACAAATCAAACCAGTGTGTGTGATTTCTTGTTGAGTTACGGCAAATTATTAAATGAACAAGGTCTTGTGTTTGATGATAGAGTAAATGGTTACCAATTGGACTGGGATCAAATGGTTGTTGAGTTCTTGTACTGGAGTCAGCAGGGATGGGAAAACAGTTGTTTAATCAATCTCAATCCATTGGCCAGTGCATTAACAATTACCAAACCAGGTGCGGTGGTGGACAGCATTGTTACACAAACCAGCGAAAATGTTTTGCTGGATCAAAACAAGCGTGAGCTGCCTGCTCGCAATATCAATATTGTGCGACTAGACAACACATTGACACTGCAACCATTGACTGATCAAAGTCTAAGTTTTGCTGACTTACGTTTCACAAACTTTGAACACATGATTGTGCTAAACAATCAAAGTGTGTTTGGAGATTTAATTTATGAACCTATTACCGGTGCTCGTCAAAGCAGATTGAACTTTGTTGGCATAACCAGCACTGAATGGAATGGAACTGTTGACGCTCAAGGCTTTATCTTGAACCAAGACAATGTGGAAGAATGGTCTGGCCTTAAGAAATACAGCAAAGGTCAAATTGTCAAGTATAAGGATCAGTATTGGAGTGCCTTGGTCATTGTTGATCCTAGCATAGAGTTTGATTTTAACAAGTGGACCAAGAGTGACTACAGTCAGATTGAACTAGGACTATTGCCAAACATTGCCAACAAGGCAAATCAACTACAGAATTCATACAGTGTTAACACTGCCAATCTAGAAGGCGATAATGACTTGTTAAGCTACGGCTTGATTGGTTTCCGTCCTCGTCAGTACATGGCAGCATTGAATCTTGATGATGTTAGCCAGGTAAATGTTTACTCACAGTTCTTGGGTTCAAAAGGCACAATACTTTCAGCAGAATTGTTGAGCAATGCCAACCTTGGTAAAGAATCCGCAGACTATCAAATTTACGAAAACTGGGCAGTACAACGTGCAGTTTACGGCGCCAACGCTAACCGTAGTTTTGTTGAACTAAAATTAAATCGTGCATTGCTAAGTGCCAACCCAAGTCTGGTGCAGGTTATTCAACCTCAAGAACAAAGTCAAGCTGACCAAACTATCTTCTTGAGCAACGTATGGCGACAGAGTTACAAACTGACTTCTCCAGACTTTTTACCTACCACAATAACTGAAATCACAGACACCGCCTTGCCAAGTGCGGGTTATGTCAATCTTGAAGACGCTGATATTACTACGTTTGATCTTGGAACAAGATCAACTATTGCTGCCAATTTAGGACTGGTAAGTGTTGGTGCCACTGTTTGGGTGGCCAAAGTCAACAACTACGACTGGGACATTTATCGCTGTATTAACATTCCTGGATTTATTGATCACGTGTGTGATAACCTGGATGGAACATCAATTGTAAACTTTACAAAACCACACGGTCTGTCTGTTGGTGATCGACTGATCATCAAGCAGTTTGATGTGAGGATAGATGGTGTGTATCGTGTGCTAACAGTGCAAGGAATTAATCGTGTTACTGTTGCGTATACATTCACTCCTGGAGGCCAAACAGTTATCAACGGCGTTGGTATTGGATTCACCTTGCAAACTCAACGTGTTGCACAGGCCAGCGATATTATAAACTTACCTTACACAAATGATATTCAAACAGGTGCCAAGGTATGGGTTGACGATGACGGTACAGGTCATTGGCAAGTTTTACAAAAAGAAAACCAGTTTTCGGATGTGATTGAACTGTCACCTGCACTGCTAGACGCAACCGAAGCATATGGCCAAAGTGTTGCTCAAGCTCGTAATCGTTTTGCCGCATTGGTAGGTAGCCCACGCTATGGATTCAATACCGGTGCAGAACAAGGTGCTGTGTACGTGTATGTCAAAAACTACAGTGAGCAATATGCACCAGTAAGCCCTGTGGCCAATGGCGATGCTATTTTAACTCTTGATATAGATGGTGTGCGCGGATACGGCAACGCCGTAGACTTTGGAAATCAAACATGGGCTGTGGCAGGTGCCAGCAAAAGTCTAGGTATAGCCGGAGAAGCTGATGTTGGGTATGCCGCAGTAATCTATCGTGATCCAAGTCTTGGTGAACCTGGTGTAATTCCTTATGTACAATGGCAGTTGTTGATATCGCCTAATAACACCGAACCAGGATTGTTTGGACACAGTGTTGCAATCAGCACAGACGAACGTTGGTTGTATGTTGGTGCGCCTGCTGCTAACAAAGTATATGCATACGGCCAAGTTGATTGGCAAGATCAGTTTGTTAAAGCAAGAGGTGACGGTGTTACCAAGATCTTTAACTTATCTCAAACCATACAAATTAATGCTGCCACTCAGTTGCTTGTGACAGTGGATGGCACAGAGCAAGCTCTTGGTACAGACTACACAGTTGACAGCAGCCTGGCCGTGGTGACTTTTGCAACTGCGCCACCAGTTGGCGTGTTAATTGATATTCATCGCTACAACAGTAAAAATATTGACGGAGGAAATTACTACGACGTTACTCAAACAACAACATCTGGTCCAGGCACAGGTGCAGAGTTTACTATTAGACGAGTACGTAACGAAGTTGGACAACCCGGCAGTGTTTCTGGTGGAGTGGGGGTCACATTTGGTGGCACAGGGTACACAATAGGTGATACAATATCATTTGCCCCAGGCAAGTTTGGTGGCGGTGGATCAAGCCCTGCAAACAATATTGTATTAACTATAGCATCAGTTGGCGCAGGCGGCAAAGTTGAAACATTTACTATTGCATATACTCCTCCAAGTTTAATTGACACGTTCTCTTTAAATGAATTCTTCTTTACCGTTAATAACATTTACTCATTCTCTGTATATGTCAATGAGGTATTGTATCGACCAGGTATTGATTACACATTTAATACCGGAACCAAAGACATAACATTTGACGCAGGGTCTATTCCTCCGGCAGGCACTTTAATTACAGTGCAAGCCCAGAGTTATTACGAATATGTTGACACACTAACTGTTGCTGGACTAGCAGCTGATGCACAATTTGGTTATAGCGTAACTACCACAGTTGATGGCCGGCAAGTCATGATTGGCTGTAAAGACGAAGACATTGATGGCAAAGTTGATGCTGGCAGTGTGTATGTGTTTGATCGTAATGTCCAGCGTTTTATATACGGAACTGATCCCAGTTCAACTATGTTCACGGTTCTCGGCACAGTGACCGCACCAGTAAGTGTTATAGTGAACAATGTTTTCTTGATAAATCAAACAGATAGCATTATTGGAGCGCCAGATAGTTTCACAGTTGACGGTAATAACATTACAATCAACGCAGATTTACAAATTGGCGATGTGATTGACATTGAAACAAATCAATTTTCACTGATGCAACAAGTTATACAACAGACTGTTAATTTGTCCAATGCAGTGGTTGGTAACCCAATGGAGTTTACCAATTTTGGTCACGCTGTAGACATCTGTTCATACAGTTGTAGCTTGTATATTGGTGCACCTCAAGACAGTACCAACGGTTGGAAAGCCGGTAGTGTTCAACGCAATGTTAATCAAAGCAGAACATATGGCAGCACGGTAGCATTGACCAAGGATCCTGTATTAACTCCTGGTGATACATTGCGAGTCAACAATCAAGACATTGAAATTTTATTCCCCACTGCTGAACAAACCAGTCTTCAACGCCTAGCACAGTCTATTACAGAAACTGTGCCAAACGTTGTGGCCAGTGTGACCAATGGATATTTGACCATTGCTGTAGCCAATTCTGCTGCCGCGGCTCCTACAAATAAACTTCAGGTCGCACCAGGGTCAGTGGGATCTGCGTTTGATGACATTGGATTTACTACATTTGTTTACACACAAAGTATCTACAGTCCTTATCCAGTGGATTTTGCAGGGTTTGGATCAAGTCTCAGCATAGATGATTCGGCTGCAAATCTAGTGGTGGGAGCACCTCGTGGTACACTATATTTGATCACAATCTTTGATGATGGAACAACTGACTTTGATGAGAACAGCACAATCTTCTTCTCAGAAGTGGTGCAAAGTGGAGCGGTGTACACATATGACTATCTGCGCAGTGCAAACGAAAGCGCAACCAACCCAGGCAAGTTTGTGTTTGGTTTACAAATAACTGACAGCAACATTTACTCATATGATGTGTTTGGCGCATCAGTAAGCTATGTTGACGGAGTGTTAATGGTTGGTGCATCAGGAAACGATGCCACCGCGGCTGACAGTTCAGGTTCTAATTATGGTCGTGTGTTTGTGTTTGAAAATGCCACTCGCACACCGGCCTGGACTCCATTACGAATACAACAACCAGTGGTAGATATTCGTTTGCTAAATTCAGTATTCACATACGACGTACTAACCAGTGCAAGAACACAACAATTTGATTTCTTCAATCCATTACAAGGAAAAATCCTTGGAGCAGCCAAACAAAATATCAATTACATAAGTGCAATTGATCCAGCAGGGTACAATGTTGGGCCGGTTAACAACTCAGGCAATACCTGGTTGGGCGAACATGTGGGTCAAGTTTGGTGGGATATTAGCACAGTGAGATTTATTGATCCCAACCAAGATGATATTGTATATGCAAGCCGTCGTTGGGGGCAAGTGTTCCCGGGCAGTACCATAGACATGTATCAATGGGTTCAATCTAGTGTACCACCAGCAACATATACCAGCGAAGGTACACCGTTGAATGTTTACTCATACACAGTGAGCACAAGATTAGGGATTGACGGTACATTTAATACCTATTACTATTTCTGGGTCAAAGGTCTTACAACAGTTGCCGCTCAACAAGGCAAGACGTTGTCTCCGCAGACTGTGGCCAACTATATTGAAAACCCCAAAGCCAGTGGAATTGCATACATTGCTCCAGTGAATGCAAGTACCATAGCAATTTACAATGCCACTACAATCATCGAAGCAGAAGACACAGTGATCAGTGTTGAATTTGATCGTGAATATACTGACAGCAACGTTCACGTTGAATATGAGTTGATTGCGCAAGGTAAGTCTGATGCGTTCCTAAGTACCAACTTGTACCGCAAACTGCAAGATAGTTTCTGTGGCGTTGACACCGCTGGCAATTTAGTTCCAGACCCTACATTAAACGCCGCTGAACGCTATGGAGTACAGTTCCGCCCACGCCAGTCAATGTTTGTGAATCGCTTCGAAGCTCTAAAAAATTACATTGTGCGCACAAACAATGTGTTATCATTGTACCCAATTGTTGAGAACCGCAGTTTTGTGCTGTTAAATTCTAGCGAGCCAGAGCCGCCATCAACTGCTGGCGGAGTCACAAATTGGAACCTGCGTGTGGCCAACTTGGAAATTTTAAGTTTCCAAGATATTAGTATAGTACCAGTTGGTTACAAATATTTGGTTGCCAGCGACAGCCGAAACAACGGACTGTGGACCATTTACACAGTGCAGTATGGCCAAGGTGTGTTGATCAGTGTAAAAGAGTTGGTGTTAACTCGTGTGCAAAACTATGACACTCGCAGATACTGGAGTTATGTCAATTGGTATCGTCCAGGATATAACTCAAGCACCAAGGTCATTGCTGAGGTTCCTAACTACAGTGCATTGGCCACAATCAGTGTGCCCATTGGATCCAGTGTTAAAGTTATTTCTAATGCTCAAGGCAAGTTTGAAATTTACTTGTTTACTGATCTTGGCTGGGAACGTGTGGGATTACAAGACGGCACAATTGCAATATCAGCAGAAATATACAATTATGCACTGGGACGATTTGGATTTGACGTTGAAGTATTTGATGCACAGTACTACGACCAAGAGCCTGTGATTGAAACACGCAAGATTATACAATCAATCAATGAAGAATTGTTCATTGACGAACTTGCAATTGAACGTAACAAAGCATTGACTTTAATGTTTAACTTTGTGTTGAGTGAATTCTCTGCACCTGAATGGTTGGTCAAGACATCATTGATTGATGTAGACCATAACATTCGTAACTTGGAGCCGTTCCAGAACTATCGCCAGGATAATCAAGAGTTTGTGCTCGACTATATTCAAGAAGTCAAACCGTATCATGTGCAAATTCGTGAGTTCAACTTGTTGTACAACGGCCAAGATGCATACGGCGGTGACGTGACCGACTTTGATGTACCAGCATACTATAACACCAGTTTGGTTGTGCCACAATACACCAGTCCAATCTTGAATATTGACAATACTACTGATCCTCGTTATCAACAGCCCTACCTGCACAGCACACATCAACAGGACAATACACTTAGTGATACTCCACCGTCAAGCCTAGTATGGCAGGCATGGCCGTATAGCCAGTGGATCAACAATTACTTGTTGACTTTGCAAAGTATCAAAATGGTCACTGGAGGTAGCGGCTACACAGAAGCACCAACTGTCACACTTGATGGTGATGCAACAACACCTGCAATACTGCAAGCATTCCTAGGCCCAGTCTCTGAGTCAGGCACAGCATCAGTGCTGTACATTGCAATCATTGATGCAGGTTCAGGATACTATGCAACACCCACAGTGGTATTCAGCGGCGGCAACGGATCTGGAGCACAAGCATACGCGGTGATGGGCAATGATCTTGTTCGTAGTTTCCGCACAGTTATCAAATACGACCGATATCAATACCAAACAAATATTCTGACCTGGAACACAAACGGCACCTATGAAGATGGTACGCTGGTCAGATATGCTGACCAAGTTTGGAGAGCTGCCAGTACCGACTCAACAGCAGTGGTTGGTCCAACATTTAATTTAGATCAATGGCAATTGGTTCCTGCTAATGAACTCAGTGGTGTTGATCGTACCATGGGTTATTATGTTCCGGGTGTGAATGAGCCTGGAATTGATTTACCGTTGTTAATCGATGGTGTTGGTTATCCAGGAGTTCAAGTATGGAGTGATTATTTCTTGGGTAGCGATCCCAATAGCACACAACTTGAATGCACTGCAACCTCAGCAACCAACAACCAAATTACTTGCGCTAACACTCTTGGACTACAAGCAACTGCACCAATCAAGTTTTTGGGTACTACATTTGGTGGAATACAACAATATGTGAATTATTTTGTAAAAGACATTGTTGATCAAACACATTTTACTATTTGTACAGATGTAGGTGGATTTGCACTTGATTTAACCACAGCCACTGGATCTATGCAAGCCATCAGTTTGCAAATTCTAGATGCAACATACTCCAGCAGTTTTGGTGACATTTATTTGGGCACTAGATATTCAGATATCAATGTTGATGGCGGCGAATTCATTGGATTATACGAGGGACATGCGCCTGAAGAACTGGTCAATGGTGCTGAATTTGATACCTTGGACATGCGTGTGTACACTCGCCCAGGATCAGACTGGTCATTATACGATAACATTGCCGGCGCAGACGGACACGGTTTCCAAATTTCCAGTCGACGATATGTATACGAAATAGGTCAATTATTAAACTGGGACGGACTAGTAGAAAACCCAGTGCATCTTGTAGTTAGCAATGTCAATACAGGGCTGGATCTAGTGCCTGATGTAGACTTTGTTGTTGATTGGGTTAACCGCACCGTTGACATGATTGCTAGAGTTTCAGTTGGTGAAATTGTAAACATCTCAGCATACGAACTAGGTGGTGGAAGCCAGTTGTATCGACAAAATTACGTTGGTAGTGATGTTGTGGATACCCTGATAGTTCCGGTTGAGGCTACTGAAATTTATCAAGCGGTGTTATTTGTCAATGGCGTTCTTACTCCGGTAGATACCTGGGAACCATACTATCCAGGAACAGAGTGGGACCAGTTAATTGCTTACAACAAACTTGATGTAGTGTATACCACAGGGCCTACAACTTATTATCGAGCATTACAAAATGTCATTGCTGGCATTGATATTGCCAACACCGCGTACTGGCAAGAGTTTGTGCCAGCAACACTGAGTAAAATTACTCTGGATCAAGAGTACTCCAGTACTGACGCTCTCAATATCACAATACTTGGATTCACAACACCAGTACAATATTCCTGGAGTACTCTGCAAACTGAATATTTTGCAGTTACACCTGCAATCAATTCTAATAAAACTGTAAATTTAACCAATTCAGTTGCCGGTACAAACATACCTAACATGATTGTGGAAATTGATAGCATCAGATTGCGTCCATATGAAGGTATTGAGTGGATTGGTGATAACAGTTCTACCAGTTTTGGATTACCACAACGAGGTGGTTATCCACAATCGATTATTGATCCCATCATTGATGTTACAGTGTTTGTAGACAACGTATTGCAAACACAAAGTTTTGGTGCATTCACTGGGGACTACAGTGTGAGCAACTGGGATGGCTCTAACACGCCAGGCCGCCAGGTACAATTTATAACACCTCCCAATTACGGTGCTAGAATTTTGATATCAGTAAGTACCGCGGCAGCGTACTTTGTGTCAGGTTCTCAGTTGCAGTTGATCAGTCCTCCGCCAGTTGGCGCCACAATTTCTGTGGGCACATTCAATGATACATCTCAACAAAATATCTTGACTCAAGTTTATCAAGGACCTGTTGAGGGCGGTGTGGTCATTGATGAGCCATATGATACAACTGCCTTTGACACCGGAGTAATTAACAATGATCCAGGATCATACGACTACTCTGAAGGCATTCCTTTGTTATCAAATCAATTTGACCTTGGCAGATCGGATGTAGACACAAGCCGACTTTGGGTAACACTCAATGGTTATAGACTATTTGATGGCCAGGACTACACAGTGCAAGGACAATATGTAATTTTTGCTGGCGGCGCAATTGCTCCTAGTGATATTGCAGTAATACAACAGTTTACCAATAGTATTGTTCCGGAAGCCATGGCTTTCCGTGTGTTCCAAGACATGCGCGGAGTACAGGCAACTTATAGAATTACAGACAACACAACCACAGAGTTAGTACAAAGCATGTCTTCAACCGCTGACATTGCATATGTGCGTGATGCAACCCGCCTGACAGAACCTGATTTAATAAACGGGATATTTGGTGTATGCACCATTGGCGGCGAGCGTATTATGTATCGTAATCGTAATACTGCTATGAATACCATTTCAGGACTCATGAGAGGTACTGCTGGTACTGGAGCCGCTACCCACATTGTTGGTGTTCCAGTATATGACATGGGCCGTGGCAATTTGTTAGGAGAAGAATATCAAGATCGCATCATCAAAGATGACACGTTAGCAGACGGATCAACAACTATATTCTATGCTCCTAGCATTTATCTACCTATTGTGGATCCTAATGATTCTAGCACTGTATACATTGATCACAGCATTGAAGTTTATGTGGGCGGCATCCGTCAGTATCCCATAACAGAAGTTGGTACACCTAGCCAATATCGTTACACTATCTTCACTGTAGATCCATTGGTACCTGGTAACCCTTATACAATTGGAGTAGAGTTTATCACTGACAATGATCCGTATAATCCGCTATTGGCTCCGGCTGCAGGGTCTGCTGTTACTATTGCACAACGTCGTGGATATTTCTGGTACAATAATGGTGCTGTAAGTGCAGTAACCACAGCAATTGCTGGCAATAGCTACTTTATTAATGCGTTAGGAAATACAGATTTCACTATAATTGGTGCGCCAGAAAACTCCCTGGGAATATTGTTTATTGCTACTGGACCAGGCACTGGAACCGGCACAATAAGTACTGTTTCTGACGGTGTTGCGCTTCAAGAAACTGCCACACAAGCCGCAAGGTTCTTGCGTGGTTTATAACACGCATAAATAAAAGACCATGTCAAACACAACGCCAAACAAGCCCGTAGTTACTGTCCCACAGCAGGAACGCCCACGCCGTCCAAACGAGATGGGCACAATCAGTGTACAGGCACATTTCAGAATTAGTGATCCAGTAACACAAAAAACCATTGTGGAGGGACGAGGATGATAATAACTGGACTTGCTAAGATCACAGGGCACGTGAAAATACATGACCCAAAAAACGGTGAAATTTTTTACGATGATCATAATGCTATTCATTATGAAAATATTTCAATTGCCATGGCACAAACTCTGGCAGATCGTAATACAGGATATATCTATCAAATGGCGTTTGGTAATGGCGGTTCTAGTGTAGACCCCACTGGCGTTATCACATACTTGCCCCCAAACACCACAGGTCAAAATGCTGACTTGTACAATCAAACCTATGCCAAAGTGGTCAACGATAACTCAGCAGCAGACACAGACCCAGAAAATAACAAAATGACAGTGCTACATACGTCAGGCAATGTTTATACAGACATTTTGGTAAGTTGTTTGCTGGATTACGGCGAGCCGCCCGAACAACAGGCATTTGATAATAGCACAAATTACAATGGTGAATATGTGTTTGATGAATTAGGGTTAAAAGCCTGGAACGGAAGTGCAGATAACCTGCGTTTAATTACACATGTGATCTTCCATCCAGTGCAAAAGAGTTTGAATCGACAGATTCAAATTGACTATACATTGCGCATACAGACATTAAGCAATATCAATGCTGTATAAATATTGATAACAGGAACAGGTAACTGACATGGCATATACAATTAATCTTACTGATGGTGCAGTTTTTGCAACAATAGCAGACGGCACGATCAATTCATCTAGTAGCATGACGCTGGTAGGTAAGAACTATGCTGGCTATGGTGAGTTTTTAGACGAGAACTTTATCCACTTGCTAGAAAATGGATCAAACACCACAGCACCTAGTGCTCCATTAACAGGACAACTTTGGTGGGATAAAACCAATAATTTACTCAAAGTTTATAACGGTACTATCTTTAAAACTATTAGTGCTGCCACCGCCAGCAGTACAGCACCCACATCAAACGTCACTGGCGACTTGTGGTACGACACCACAAACCAACAGTTAAAAGTATACACTGGTTCAAGTTTTATTGTGGTTGGTCCTGCTTATACCAGTAGCGAAGGTACCGCTGGTGCCATTCCAGGCACAGTAAATGATGCTGGAGGTTCTCCGCACTTTATTACCAGCCTGTTTGTAAACAATCAACAAATTGCTATTGTAAGTGTTGACAGTGCATTCACTCCTGCTGCTCCTACAAACACAAATTTTCCAACAATCTATCCAGGTATCACAGTTACCAAGAGTGCTTCTAGCACATTAGCTGGCAATGTGACCAACACTGGCAATTTAACACTAAGTGCTGGTGGTGCAACTTCTGTCACTGTAACATCAACTGGTGCTAACATTGCCGGCTACTTGACTGGAACAGGCAATATCACTGGCGGTAACCTGCTGTCCGGCGGTACTGCGGTGGTCACTGGCACAATCGTTGGTGGAAACTTAGGCACAGGTGGTACTATCACTGCTACAGGAAATATCACCGGTGGTAACATTATCACTGCAGGCTCGTTTCAATCAGCCAGCATCAGTTCCTCAGGCAACGTTGACGGCGGCAATCTACGCACAGTAGGTTTGGTCACAGCTACAGGTAACGTTACCGGTGGCAACGTTATTTCGGGTGCATTGGTACAAGGTACTAACATGAGCGCAACGGCCAACGTTCAGGGTGGCAATCTACGCACAACTGGGCTGATCAGTTCTACAGGTAATATCACAAGTTCTGGTAACGTTGATGCTGTGTACTTTATTGGTAACGGTTCTGCACTGACAGGTATTAGTTCTGCCGTTTCTGTAACAAAGATTCAGAACGGTACCTCAGAAGCCAACGTTGGCGCATCAGGTGGTAACATCAACTTCAACATTGGCGGAACATCAAATGTGATGGTGGTGTCTGGATCAGGTGTTGTGCTTACAGGATTAACAACCCCTAGTGTTGCCAAATCTGGATCAAATGCTGTGGGCAATATTGGATCTGAAAGTAATTATTTTAATCAGGTGTTTGCCACAGCTACCACAGCATTATACGCTGACGTTGCAGAACGATTTGAAGCAGATGAAGTTATGGATCCAGGAACTGTGGTTGAACTGGGTGGAGCCAAAGAAATCACTAGATCTCGCACAGATTTAAGCGAAAATGTGTTTGGAGTGATAAGTACAAGACCAGCATTTACCATGAATGGTGGTGCCGGCCAAAACGATACACACCCGCCAGTTGCAATGACTGGGCGTGTACCGGTCAAGGTTGTAGGACAAGTTACCAAAGGCGATCGATTGGTCAGTGCAGGCAATGGTATTGCCCGTGCCGCACTAGCCGGTGAACCAACCCCATTTAACGTGATCGGAAGATCATTAGTGGACAAAACAACAGATGATCTAGGCACGGTTGAAGCCATTGTAAGCATAAATTAATTAGGATAAGAAAATGACATATTCAGCAGGTGGACTAATACAAGCGGTAGACTATAATGGTTTTGCCAATGACACAGGCGGTGCCAACGCCAACGGCGTCTGGGCAACTGGTAGCACAGACAGAGGATACGGGCAGTCAGCACTGGGTACTGTGGCTGCTACAAATACTGTTACTGCCACTCAGTGGGCTAGTTTGGTCAACACTATTAGTTCAATTGCCAGTCATCAAGGCACAACAATCACTGCCAGAGCCGCACCAACTGCTGGTAATCTTATCAGCATTTTTGCGGCACTAAGTACTGACCTAACAAACTGTACTACCAACCGCGGAAACGCAGTGGCCAATGGCACACAGTTTACTGGATGGACCGGTACCAATTCCAAAACAGCTACTACATCTGGTGCAAGCTGGACAATTACATTTACTAACACAGTGACATTTGCATCAGCAGATGCCGCACGTTATTTCTTCAACGCAGGCGGCCGTGTTAAAATTGACGTGAGCAAAACATCAACTGGTAACACCGGCGATCCAGAATGGAATGATCTAGCCAACACATTGTGTGGTGACATTTATATTACGGGCGGTACAGCAACCCAAACAATCGCCGGATCAAGCTATACAGGAACAACCAAAGTTGGCGGCACAGGTACTCCAACTACACTGGCAACCACAACTGGTTGGTACGACTTAACAGCTGGTGCAGGTGCAACTATCGTTTACAAACAGTTTGCTGACACTGCTCCATACACTGCTAATTTTATACAACATTCAATTGCCAAGGGTGCAGGTTCTGATACACTGGTAATCACAACACTTTGGCAGAACACTGACAGCGATCCAATTACTGGTGGCACAGCCTCAAGTGGTGCAACACCAGGCACAGCCCCAACAACTATTGTGACCTATTTTCCACCAAGCTCAACATACCTAACAACCGCTGCCTGGGGAACACCTTCGGTGGCAGCCACAACAACTTAATAGCTCTGTACTTCACCAAAAGGGCCCAAGGGCCCTTTACTTTTACCTAAAACCAGCGTATACTATCACTATGGATACTGATGACTTGATTGCTCATGCACGAGCACGGTTTGATCACGTTGCCGCAAAACGTGTACTCAAAGAAAAATACGAAGCTCGTATGTTGTTTGCCTTGGCCGGAGGCATGTGGCAAGCAGGACCTAAACTGTTGACCGTATTAGCAACATGCCCAGATGAATCAGCAGTGCTATTGGATTTGTATGAAACTCCAGTACGAGTTGATGTCAGAGAGCTCGAATTGGCAGCACAACAACGTTGGCAAGAGCAAATGAATGGCTGGCTTGCCGAGCACGAAGAACTTAGAAAACAACGATGACCCAGGGTGTTCTGATATTTGCCTTCAACAATGAAGAAACAGACTACCTTGCTATGGCTGAATGGAGTGCTGGCAATATTCGTCGTCATTTGAACTTGCCTACAAGTGTGGTTACCAATACAGAATATACAGGCACAGCATTTGATCATGTGATACGGGCTGACGCTGAGTCAGGTGGCACACGATACTTTGAAGACTACAACAGCACTGTGACCTGGCACAATGCCGGGCGTGTTGACGCATACCGCTTGACACCCTACGATCAAACCATTGTGCTGGATGCAGACTATGTTGTAGCCAGTAACAATCTAAAACGTTTGTTAAATGCCAATCAAGACTTCCTGTGTCATAGGCTAGCATTTGACCTAGCAGGACAAACTGACATGCGTGGCCTAAACACATTTGGTAACTATGACATGCCCATGTGGTGGGCCACAGTGATGATGTTTCGTAAGAGTAACACAGCACAATACATTTTTGATTCAATGCAAATGGTGCGCGACAACTGGCAGCACTACAGAGATCTTTACAATATTGATCGTGCCACATACCGCAACGATTTTGCACTGAGCATTGCCCTGGGCATTGTAAGCGGACACACAATGAAAGTGGATGAAATACCCTGGGCACTGGCCAGCGTCATGCCCAACACACAATTAATGAGATGGATTGACACAGATTCGTATATAATAACATATACAGACAGTGATCAAAAACTCAAGCACATGAGCTTTGAAGGCTTGGACTTTCACGCCATGGGCAAAAAACATCTAGGAGACATCGTTGAAACCGATCGCCGAACAAGGCTACTTGATAGTAGCAATTAACACCGCCAGTACCAACTATGTAGGCTGTGCTGAAACACTGGCTAAAACAATAAAGTATTGGCACCCTGATGCGCAAATTTGCTTACTAACCAATGCTACAGATGCCAGCAATCTGTCGCTGTTTGACTATGTGCGTGAGTTTCCGTTTCCTATCAACTTAGACAATCCCTGGGCCAATGACTGGCAAGTGTTTCGAGCAACACCGTTTCGTGAAACAATCAAGCTGGAAGCAGACATGATGATCACCAGTCCTATTGATCATTGGTGGACCATGTTGCGCAACCGTGATGTTGTTGTGTCAACTGGCTGCAGGGATTGGCGAGACCAACGTGCAGTGAGCAGACACTATAGAAAAGTATTTGATGCCAACTCATTACCGGATGTATACAATGCCATCACCTACTGGAGACTAAGCCAAACAGCCAAGGAGTTCTTTGATACTGTACGCACTATCTTTGAAAACTGGGCAGACTATCGCAAACTCATAAAGTTTCCCGAAGATGTGCCCTCAACTGATCTGGTGTATGCCATGGCAGCCAACATCATTGGCTCAGAACTTTGTACTATGCCATTTGCTAGTTATCCGCAGATCATACATATGAAACGGCACCATGCAGGCAGCCAAACTGAAGCATGGTTAAACGAGTTTGTGCTTGAGTACAAAAACTACATGACTAGAATAAACACCATTGCGCAGTGGGGAGCCTTACATTACAGGGTCAAGGAGTGGACACATGACAGATGAAGAATTTTGGCAAGCTCTAAGAGACATGCCCGAGCCCAAACCTGTGTTCTATCGACTATATTACAACGAACAAGGCGAGCCCTTATTCTATAGCATGGAAGATGTTCCAGGTACATACTTGACTATTGACGCAGATGCATTTACTCGTAGTGCAACCAATGTTGTGGTGCAGGATGGCAAACTGTTTGAAATCGTCAACACCACCACTGTTAAATTATACCCTGGCGATACGGGTATACCTTGCCACCCCGATGATGTGTGCATAGTGGTACCCGAAACACAAGAACACCAAAGATGGAGCAAACAAAGACATGGCCTTAAACCAAATTGATGTAGCAGACCTAGACTGCATTTACTTGACTTATGATGAACCGCAGAAAGAAGAATTCTGGGTAAAGATACGCAACATGGTACCCTGGGCCAAGCGTGTGGATGGAGTCAAAGGATCAGACGCCGCACACAAGGCTGCCGCTGCCGCTAGCGACACAGAGCGGTTCATATTGATCGACGGCGACAACATGCCCGATCCAGAGTTCTTCAATCAAACCATAACATTTGCCACAGCAGATTATGAACAAGCTGTGTTCCGTTGGAGAGCACGTAATCACATCAATGGACTCATGTACGGCAACGGCGGCCTGAGTTCCTGGACTAGAACGTTTGTGAACAACATGCGCACACACGAAGCCACAGACGGTCGCACAGAAACTGAAGTAGAGTTTTGTTTTGATCCGTTATACTGGCCCATGTATGACTGCTACTCTACAACATATCCCAATGGAGATGCGTTCCACGCCTGGCGGGCGGGCTTTCGTGAAGGTGTAAAGATGTGCCTGAACAAAGGCGCCAAACCCACAGTAGAAGCATTCAAAGAACAAGCACACCGGAAGAACCTAGAGAACTTGACCATCTGGCACAACGTGGGCACAGATGTTGAGTACGGCGAATGGGCTGTAGCAGGTGCACGACAAGGCACCTACATGACCATGCTCACAAACTGGGATCATCGTCAAGTACAATGGTTTGATGCTCTAGAAGAATTATGGGCCACAGTCAAAGACAGTCAGCCAAGACTGATCAGTAATCAACTTGGCGTTGATCTAGGTACGCAGTTGGATCTACCTATGGCCATACTAGAGCAAGAACAAAGCGCATTTTTTAAACGTCACTATCGTAGCAATTGGCACAACCAAGGTGCCATGGTCAGGGAAATTGATGTGATACGCCGTCAAGAAGGTTGGTAATGAGCAAAGGTGATCAAAGCCGATTTATGACATCAGCGGAGCAAATGAAGCAGGATCTTGGTCCTGCACTGTGCTTGGCAAAATGGAAACAGGTTAGTTTTCACTTGCCTACAGGACTGAACAATAGCTGTTATCACCCGCCCTTGCATCAGATCACCGCAGATGATCTATCTCGTCCTGGTGGCCTACACAATACTGCACATAAAAAACAACAACGTTTGATGATGTTGCAAGGCAAAAAGCCCACAGAGTGTCAGTATTGCTGGAACATGGAAAACCTGGACAAGCTGAGTGATCGGCATTATAGATCAGGAGAACCCTGGGCAGCCGTGGACCTTGAACGCATAAAGAACTCCTCGGGACAGGAAGATGATGTTGTGCCTAGTTATGTGGAGGTGAATTTTAATCATGCTTGTAATCTAAAGTGTAGTTATTGTAGTCCACAATTTAGCTCAAGTTGGGGTGATGAAATAGAACGCCTAGGTGCTTATCCCACATCAAAACCACACAATGCACCCGAACACTTTGTAGGAAACCGCAAACCTATTCCTGCTAGAGAAACTAATCCATATGTTGACGCATTCTGGGAATGGTGGCCTACTTTGTACCCACAGTTGGTACACTTTCGAATGACAGGCGGTGAGCCATTGATGGATCGAAACACCTATAGAGTTTTTGATTATGTTCTAGAACACGACAACCCTCAACTGCATTTAAATGTAACTTCAAACTTTTCAGTAGAGGACGCATTGTTTGAAAAATACATGGACTACGCAAAGAAATTATGCACACCACGCATTGAACACTTCATGCAGTATGTTAGTCTAGATTCTGGAGTTCCATTGCAAGCTGAGTATCTAAGGCATGGATTAGACTATGCACGAATGGCTCGCAATGTTGAAAGATTTTTGCATGAAATACCACATCGTAATAGCTTGACATTTATCATCACCATGAACAATCTCACCGTGACTGGATTACCAGCTTTACTGGAATGGATACTAGAATTACGTAAAAAGCATTCAACTACATATCAACGTGTGTGGTTTGATACTCCTGTGCTACGCGAACCGGCTTGGCAGAGTTTACAACTTTTGCCCGAAAGCTATGCTGTACAACTAGAACGAGCAAGAGACTTCATGCTGGCCAACATGGTCACAGAGTCTGATCCTTTACACGGATTCAAAGACTATGAAGTACAACGACTAGAGCGAGACATTGCTTGGATGCGTGAAGGACAGCTAAAAGATAACACAGTGGCCAAGGCAGATTTTTACAGATTTTTTAACGAACACGATCAACGTCGTGGCACAGACTTTTTAATTGCTTTCCCGGTCATGAGATCCTGGTGGGCAGAATGTGAGTATCATGCTAGGAACACATAAGATTGTTGTTGACGAATGGTCAGAAGTGTGGGACTTGCTCAAGCCCTATGCAGATGAATCGTTTTGGCAACTGCCTGATTTAAATCCTGAAAACATCTACATTGTTGGCCGGCTACTTTTAAAAGACAACTGGACAGCAATAACCACCTGGGCCACAGAACATCCTGGACGCATTGTGTTTTGCAATCCAGCAGAAGGCAGCGAAACAGTGTTGCTACAACTACGGCGGTTGCGCATTGCAGACTATGTGCGTGATGGTCGCATACTGTTAATGACATCCGGAGACCTGGAACCAGGGTGGAATCATTTCAGTACGGATTGTTACTTTTCAAACATTGTGGAATACCAGGAAAACAGAGCGGCGCAGATACAAGCGTTATGGGAGTACTCAGATCAACGACCCTATAATTTTTTGTTTTTAAATGGGCGTTTACGCCCGCATCGTAAATGTTTAATTGATGGTCTTCGTCAGCACAAACTGTTGAATCATGCACTGTGGTCTAATCTAGGTAGCACAGTAGAAATGGAATTTACATCCAAGCTCGAGCCAGACAAACAGGAGCCCATAAGATTACTGCCGCCCGAGTATGAAATAGAACGTGCTGTGACACAATTAACTACTATGAGTACCACGGGCTTTGTCAAGCATGAACTATTTGGCAACACCTGGGGAGATGCTGTGGTTAATCCACGGTGTTATACCGACACCTGGTTTAGTCTAGTAACAGAAACCATATTTGATTATCCGCACTCATTTAGAACAGAAAAGATCTACAAACCTATTTTAATGGCACATCCATTTGTGGTTGCTGCCAATTATGGTTATCTTCGAGACTTACGCAATGCTGGCTTTCAAACATTTGACAGTATCATAGATGAATCGTACGACCAAATTGATTGCCCGCATGCCAGGATCAAGCGTATAATAGAAACAGTACGTTATCTTGTGAAGGGTGACTCTGAATATTTCTGGGAGGTCAGCCGCGACATCTGTAAATACAATCAGCAACATCTTGTGGAGTACAACCAGCAACAACGTGCTCTGCTCCCACAACAGTTAGAGCAATTTTTAAATGAACGATCTAGAATTCCGTCAACAACATCTTGATACCAAGTCAGCTAGCTTTTGTGCCGCCAAGTGGTACAATGCTACCATATGGCTGGGATCGGGACAAACCACAAGTTGTCACCATCCTCCAGCACATCATGTGACTGAAAAAGAAGTAATCATTAATCCTGCTGCCTTGCACAATACTCGACAAAAACGTGATGATCGTGCAAAAATGCTAGCAGGCGAACGTCCAGCAGGCTGTGAGTACTGCTGGAAGATTGAAGACATGGGCCGCAACGCCATTAGCGACCGTGTGTACAAATCACGAATATATCCTATAGAAGCATTAAATGAAGCATTTACCACACCTGTACATGAAGATGTCAACCTACGCACCTTGGAAATTGCTTTTGATCGCACTTGCCAGCTTGCTTGCAGTTATTGTAATCCTGCATTTTCAAGCACCTGGGTCAATGATATCAAGCGACATGGACCTTATATCAAGCTGGAGTCAGATGGTCGCAACCACTTTACTCATGAGCATAATAGTGCTCAACTTTATAAATTCGGTGAGGATAATCCTTACGTCAACGCCTTCTTTGAATGGTGGGAAAAAGACCTCCATAGAACCTTACAAGAACTAAGAATCACAGGCGGAGAGCCGCTAATGAGTGGTTACACCTGGAAGTTGATTGACTGGTTTAAACTGAATCAAGGCAAGTCAAGCACAAAACTAGCCATTAACTCAAATCTTAGTTTTGAAACTGAAAAACTGCAAGAGTTCATTGAAGCTATTCGGCCACTGCCGCATGTGGAACTGTACACCAGTATGGAAGCCACGGGTGTATCAGCAGAGTATATACGTGATGGTCTGAACTATGCACAATGGCTCTCAAATGTCGACTTGTTGTTGCAGAGTAACACAGTAAAAGCAGTGCATGTGATGTGTACAATCAATGCATTATGCTTGCCAACACTGCCTGCACTGTTAGATCAATTGCTGGAAATAAAACGCACACACGGTCGTGACCGTGTGAACTTTACGTTAAATATCTTACGCTTTCCCAGTTTTCAATCTGCACTTGTGATGCCAGTTAAACTGCGGGACCAATTCCGTGTGACACTAGAAACTTGGCTTGCTGTCAATCAAACCAATCCCTTGTTGCACGAACACGAAATAAATCATACACAACGCTTGATTGATTATTTAGACATAGTTAAAACTCCGCATTCAGACACATTTGAAATGCCTAAGCTACACAATGATTTCAAACAGTTTTATTCGCAATACGACCAACGCAGAAACAAAAGGTTTGTCGATGTATTTCCCAACTTAAAAGAATGGTTTAACTTATTATGATGAACGTTGACGCCAAGCTCGCAGAACTGCGTGGCATGCACACTGTACTGGAAGTGGTAGATTTGTCTACTTGGTCCAGTGATTATGAATCAAGTTTAGCCGAGCTAACGCAACGTTGCCGCGAGTTATATCAAGACACTTATCAGGATGACCAACGTATTGTGTTTGTACACACCAAAGATTACTATGTAAAGAACAATGATCAGGCAGGATTAATTACAAAAAATCTTCAATTGATTTTGAACAATATTGATATCAGCAACTATTTTGTGGTAGTACTCAGTACCACTGCTACAGAAGACGCTGCCGCTGTAGCCCAACAACTGAGTTCAGATCCTGTGCCAATCACATGGTATTCAATTGCTGGAGAATTTGAGAGAATTGATTTAGAAAAGCATCCGCACAGTATCAAAGAAACATATCAATACGGCAGCGCAAATCCACTCAAGATCAGTTTAGATGAATTGTCAGACAGAGAAAAATATTTGTTGACACAATCTAAAACGTTCTGCATGTATCCCTGGATTCATTTACATGCCTGGCCAACTGGACAAGCATTTCCCTGTTGTCATGCCAAAGCAGGAGCAGGACAAGTAGGCAATTGCCGCACTCACACCATGAAACAGATATGGAACAGTGATCAACTGCGCAAATTACGCACAGACATGCTGAGTGAAACACCCAATGCGGCCTGCGGGCGATGTTACGAACAAGAAAACTCTGGATTTTTCTCAGGCCGCCAGTCAGCAAACAAACATCACGGACATCATATAGATCGGGTCAACAAAACTCATGAAGATGGACATTTTGATCAGTTTGAATTAACTTATTGGGATGTTCGCTTTAGTAACCTGTGCAATTTAAAATGCCGTAGTTGCGGACATGTCTTTAGCTCACAGTGGTATCAAGATCAAGCCAAGCTAACACTTGATCAATCCTGGAAAGAAAAGAACTCGGTATTAAACTATGCTGGCCGTACAGAAACAGACATGTGGGAACAACTAGAACCACACCTGGACTATGTAGAGCAGATCTATTTTGCTGGGGGTGAACCTTTGTTAATGGAAGAACACTATCGTATTCTAGACGAATTAGTAAAGCGCAAGAAATTTGATGTAAGATTGACATATAACACAAACTTTACACACACTGACTTAAAGGGCAAAAGTGTATTTGAATATTGGAAACAGTTTAACTCAGTAGCAGTTGGAGCAAGTCTAGACGATTCAGGCACACGTGGCGAATACATGCGCAAAGGCACCGACTGGGCAGTGGTGGAACAAAATCGTAGAGACATGTTGCGCATCTGTCCTGAGGTGGACTTTTACATTAGCCCTACACTTAGCATTATGAATGCCATGCACTTGACTGACTTCCATAGAGACTGGGTGGAAAAAGGCCTGTTAAAACCGCAGGATCTAAATGTAAACATCTTGCAGGATCCTGTTGAATATAGAATAGACATTGCTACTCCTGAATACAAGCAACAGATCAAACAAAAGTTTGAACAACATCTTGAATGGTTGCGTCCGCAAGATCCCTTGCAAAGAGCCACAGTGGGATTTGAGTCAGCAATCAACTACCTGATGAGCAAAGATAATTCATCACTGATTCCTGCATTCTGGAGTAAGACTGAGGCATTAGATGACGTACGACAAGAAAACATCCTAGACATTATTCCAGAATTAAAGGCATTAAAATGAATATCCCTCACGATAAATTCTGCGTACTACCTTGGATCAGCTTAGAAGCCAGCCCCATTGGTACAGTACGTCCCTGTTGTTTGGCTGATGATGAAATTGTCGACGATGCAGGCAACAAGTTTGAGCTACTCACAGCCAACTTCTCTGAAATTCAAAATTCATCTCATATGCGTAGTTTGCGACAGCAGTTCCTTGATGGTGAAAAGCCGCAGACATGTCGTAAATGTTTCAACGAAGAACGTTCAGGTAGAACCAGCAAACGCATGCACACACTCAACAGGCTCAAACACATGTTGCCTGATCAAGAATGGACAACAGATGCCAAACCCTTGATGTTCTTAGATCTCAAGCTGGGCAACATTTGTAATTTGAAATGCCGCATATGCGGATCATGGAGCAGTTCACAGTTTGCCACAGAAGAACTAAATCAAATGCACTCCAATGAGGAGAAAAAAGCCAGCTTGCCTTATCAGATGTTACGTGCAGGAGCCTGGCCTCGGGAAAATCAGAAGTTCTGGCAACAAATTGAATCAGTGTTGACTGATATTCGTTACATTGAATTCACAGGCGGTGAACCCTTTATGATTCAAGAGCACTTTGATATGTTGCAAGGACTTGTAGACCGTGGCATTGCGCACAATGTAGAAATACACTACAACACAAATGGCACACACTGGCCCGAGAACGCACCTGAAATTTGGCGTCATTTTAAACTGGTTGAGATTGCATTGTCAATAGATGATGTAGGCGAACGTTTTGAATACCAACGCAGTAATGCTGTATGGACCGAGGTTGAACAAAACGTGAGCCGTTTTGCAGAACTAAAGGCACAAAGCACCAATATTGAATTACAATGCTGTACCACAGTAAATGTATTCAATGTGCGTTACTTAGAACAGGTTGCTGCCTGGATTGATCAGCAGGCATTTGATTTTGTGTACTGGAATATGATGCACGACGCCTGGTACTTCTCTATTGCAACCTTGCCCGATGAAGCCAAAGCAGGAATTACTGCACACTTACAATCTGCACAGTTTCCCGAACGTTTTCGCGGTGAAATTAACAACATCATTGAGTTTATGAATCGTGGCGCTTCGACAGACGGCAACATCTTGAAGATGCGTGTGCGTGATCTAGATCGAAAACGTTCACAAGACATGGCGCAGATACAACCAGAATTTGCCGAGTTAATTAACTATAAGTATGCCACTTAAATTGCTGTTGCACAACAATGATCGTAATTCGTTTTCTCACAGTCATGTGCAGACACAGTTACGGAAACATTTTGATATTGTCGCTTGGCAGCCAAATACCATGTACAGCAGAGATCATGTGTTGGTCGTAGACTCATTCAAGTTACATCGTGTTGATCCTAATTATTGGTACGTATCTTATCTCAGAGACGGATATAAAGTACTAGTGGACAACATGTGGGAAATACCAAATTTTATAGACACTCATTTTCCCAGTGATGACCTGGGTTACCATGTGATGCAAAACACCAATTGGTTCTGGTACAACGAATCCATGATGTACTCTGAATCAGGATTGGATCAATACTGCCCAAATAAAACATATGACCGTCTGGCTCTCATGCCCATGCGCATTGGCCGTGGACATCGTCGTGATCTTGTGATTGAACTAAGCAGTGTCCTGGACAATCTTATCTGGAGTTTTAATGCACACGGTCGTCAATTGCCCGACGATTTACCACAAGACCATCCAGACTATCAGAGACATTTTAATCCTGCCTGGTATGATCGCACACATTTCAGCATAGTGGCCGAGAGTCAGACTGACAACCCTGAAATGTTTATCACGGAAAAGACATTTAAACCCATGGCGTTTTATCACCCGTATGTTGTGATGGCACAAGCAGGTGTATTAAATTACCTGCGTACACAAGGATTTGAAACGTTTAACAACCTGTTTGACGAAACATATGATACCATAACAGACTATTACCCTAGATTATTAGCAGTAACAGATGCAGTTAAACGCTATGCGTGTGTGCCCTATGATGCCATAACACACCAAAAGCTCGCACACAATCACAATCGTTTCTTTGATCAAAAACTAGTACAAGATCGTTTTGTTAAAGAAATAATTAATCCTATTATGGAGTATGCTGAATCATTATGACACCACCAACTGAAAATTTTTGCATCATTCCCTGGTTTGGCATTGAAACCACTCCTATAGGTACTGTTAGACCTTGTTGTCTTGCACGTGAGGAAATCATTGATGACAATGGTATTTCTTTTGATCTCCACTCAAGCACATTTGATCAAATTCAAAATAGTCAGTACATGAAGGATCTGCGACAACAATTCCTGGACAACAAACGCCCCCCAACATGTGGCAGTTGTTGGAATGTTGAAGTTGCTGGACACAAGAGCAAACGATTACAAACCTTGGAATCTATTCTTGCTAGACAAGTTAGCGAACAGACCTGGACCACAAACCCTATTCCGTTAAAATATGTTGATCTGAAATTGGGCAATATATGTAATTTAAAATGTCGTATATGCGGATCTTTTAGCAGTAGTCAAATTGCCTCCGAAAGTCTAGCAAGTTTGCCGTCACATAATGTCAAAGGCTTTCCAATTATTCATGACAAAAAGAACATGAATGAATACAAAATGCTTCGTCAGGGTGCATGGCCCAGGGAAAGTGCTGTGTTTTGGGACGAATTAGAAAAAGTACTGGGGCAAATTAAAAAATTTGATATATCAGGCGGTGAGCCTTTCTTGATCGAAGAGCATTTTGAAATGTTGCGTAATATGGTTGTTAACGGCCACTCACACGATACTGAAATATATTACAACTCAAATGGCACAGTGTATCCCGAGCAAGCTGAGGATATTTGGAAAGATTTTCAAACAGTAAAAATTGCTCTGAGCCTTGATGACATTGGGGCTAGATATGAATATCAAAGATCCAACGGAAATTGGGACGTGATATTAAGCAACTTGGAAAAGTTTAGACAACTGCGAGCAAGGCATGGTAATATTGAACTAGAAGCAGGCTGTACTGTAAGCATATATAATGTGTTATATCTAGTAGAAATACTAGATTGTTTACAAACACAATCTCTTGATTTTGTACACATAAATTTTTTGCATTACAATCCAATGTTGAGCATTGCTAATTTACCTCAGACAATCAAAGATCAAATAATAACTCATTTGATCACTGCTAATCAAACTGCCAATCATAATGAAATTTCTGTTGTGATCAATTTTATGCGGCAAGGAAACAGTAAAAATGACATACTAGACACTCTGGCATACATGAAGCATATTGATCAACTTAGATCAACTCATCTGTGGGATTCTTCTCCTGAACTTGCAAAAATACTAAATTACCAGTATAATATACAATGAGTAATTCTTTAAACAAACCCTTGTGTGTTTTGCCATTTATGCATGGTCTAATGGACACAACGGACCAACTGTTACCATGTTGTGCGTACAATCATCGGCACGGTAAACAATATCATGTACATGAGTTTGATACCTGGTGGGAATCAGGATTAACGGAAATTAGACAAGACATGCTTGCTGGCCGAAAACACGAAGGCTGCAATCGTTGTTGGAAAGAAGAAGAACAAGGAATATTAAGTTACCGCCAACGACAGAATGAATATTGGGCTCAATATCAAAATATCCAACAGCCGCTGCCCAAACCTGTGTTTTTAATGATGGGCATTGGCAACTATTGCAATATTAAATGTATCATGTGTTCTCCACAAAAAAGCAGCTTATGGGCAGAGGAGTACGAAAAGAATCAAAAAGCATTCAAAAAAATTAATATACACTTTACTCACTACAATAACGGCTCTTGGAGTGAACCAGAAAAAATTGAACGTCTATTAGATCATGTGGCCACTGATGTGGAAATGTTGCACTTCAGCGGCGGCGAGCCACTTATTACCCCAGAATACAAACAAGTGTTACGTTCAGTTATCAATCCTAGCAACGTTGAACTACACATCAATACCAATCTCACCATGCTCAGTGAAGACTGGATAACATTGCTGAAACAGTTTAAAACAACAATCAATGTGAGTCTTGAAGGTGTGGGCGAGAAAAATGACTATGTCAGAGAAGGATCTGACTGGTCTGTATTAGTACGCAACATAAACCGTCTTAAAGCGGCAGGAATATATGTTGCTGTATGTCATGCATTCAGTAGAACCAGTTTATTGGCCTTGCCAGAACTGTTGGAGTTTTGTACAGATAACAATTTACAAATCAGTTTCACTCAGTTGACATATCCGCCGTATTTGCAGGTGGCTGGTGCACCAGATTCAGAAAAACAACAATTTTTAACAGCATTAAACTGTATGAAATACCCAAACCACACGGCACCAGAAATTTTTGTTTACGAAGACATTGTAAAAACAACCAAGTATGATGTAGAAAAAGATATTGCATTTTGGAAATTTATAGATACCATGGACCAATTACACAATAAAAACTATCAAGAAATCTTCAAGGTCACTCCACAATCTGTGACTGATAGAAAGGTCGATACATTTTGCATGGCACCTTGGACACACACCTATCTGAGTCCACAAACTGAACGAAGAATATGCTGTGCGTCAAGGGAACCTGCTCAGAGTTTTAAACAATACATTGATACCGCAGCCGGCACAGGCAAATACATGCCTATCACACTGGATGAACACTGGAATGGAGATCACATGCGCAGTGTACGTCGTCGTATGTTGGCTGGGGAAACCTTGCCCGAGTGTGAAGTATGCAATAACAAACTGTTGAATACTGATGTGTACAGAAGTTATTTTACGCATCTGTTCAAACACAAAATTGATGAAGTGTACAGTTCAACTGACGAAACTGGTTATACCACAATGCAGCCAGTGAGTTGGGACTATCGTTTCAGTAATCTCTGCAACTTTAAATGCAGAACCTGCGGAGACATGTTATCAAGTGCCTGGGAAACAGAACAAAAGCAACATGACATGACGGATTGGGCCAATCCCAAGAACAACTGGATGCGTCCTGAAATAAGAAACGAAATTTCAGCATTTCAAGATCAGCAAATTGAACAAGAGTTTAGTGACGCTGTGGAACAACACCGTGTGGAAGAAATATACTGGGTAGGCGGTGAGCCCTTGATGTTTGAACAGCATTGGCGGTATATGAAACGCATAGTAGATCTGAGAGACGGCCCACGTGTGTATGCACGATATAACACCAATCTCAGCAGGGTAGATTACAAAGGAGTGAATCTTTATCGAGACATTCTTGCTCATATTCGCGACTGGCAGATTTGTGCCAGCCTAGATGGTACAGGCACCACAGGAGAGTACATACGCACAGGATTAAATTATGCAGAATTCTGCAGAAACTTTGAACAAGGTATTGCTATAAAACGCCACAAGAGACAAATGCGACTAGACTTCACACTCACACTGCCGGGCATGACAGAAATTTTAGCCATGGAACAGTTGGCTGCATCATACGATGTAGAACTATTGGCCAAACTTATATTCAGCTTCACTCCAGAGATCATTATGAGCCCTTTAGCAATGCCCAGGACGTTATTAATGAACTGGATCACGGATCTGTTGCCACAATGTCAGACTGAAGTCATGCGTGATATGCTGTTGCAATTGCAGTCTAGACCAACATTTGAAGAACAGTGGCCAAATATATATCAACAAGAATTAATAAAAGGCAAAACTCGTGTGTTACGATTAGAAAGCATACGTACATCGCCCACTAGCATGGCTACAATATTGAGTGAAAGACCCGATGTCAAAGAATGGTGGAACAAAATTGGAACAAATTGAAATAACTTTAAGAAACACTAACACAGGGGATCTGCTGCCGGTGTATATAGATGTAGAAGATAACAGCCTAAGTCGTCGTTGGTTAACGGCATTAAATGAATTACTGGAAAAGAATTTCCATTTAGAAAAGAACTACTGTTGGTTTGGCTGGCATGCAGGACCTAGAACAGCAGAGTACGTATGTGATCAAATCAATCGATCAATTGCGGCCATCAATGCCGCGGACATGGGCTATCAAATTACAGATCATTTTGATACCATCAACACCATTACAGCAGGTGCAGTGGGTGACGGCTTGCCAGGCGGCAAACTCATACACAAAAAACTAAATCAATTGCACCGCTACTTTGAAGACCTACAGGGAGTGTCGGGTGCAATGAGTCCATTTTACACTCGTGCAGATGCCGCCACACGTTGGCATATTCGTCAGTTAAATTTGCTGTGTCACGAATATGAAAGTCTAGTGCTGAGCATGCGCAAGGCACACTATGCTCCAGAATGGGTGCGTCCCAGTCAGCTCATGTGCTGGTTAAATGCGCCACGATTTGAACTAGAACCTGAAGACTATGAACTGTTTGGCATAGAAACAATCAATCGCAAGTTAGGCGGAGTGTATGTGGGTGTGAACAAAGCAGTGGGCAAACACCACTGGGAAGTGTTTCACGATGAAGGTAGAGACAGTCGCATAGACGAATTAACCACAACGACACTAAGAGCACAAACAGAAGCCGCAGGAGATTTTGACATAGAGTGGGCACGAGATCCGGGCGCTTACCCTTGGCAGATCAAACAGTTGGCACAGTTTCGGGAGTGGCTGATGATCAATGGATTCGATCCTGAAAACAAAGCACTCACTATAGGACACCCTCAAGTGGCACAAGTGAACTTGATCAAGACATTTGGTACAGACGATGCTGCCACAATCTGGACCATGTTAAATGACTATTTAGATGTGTATAAAATAACAACTAGCCAGGCCGGTGCTATATACAACTATCACTGGAGCGATGCTGACTTTGGTGAACGTCAGATACGGTGTATCACAAAAGGACCTTAATATGAACTGGCTCAAAAACTTATACAATAGAATTCGTTTAGAAATTCGATACCGCAAGAAGCTAAAAGAACTGCGCAAACGAGATCCATTTATCTACAAATGAAAATACTAGGAATTTCAGCAGGGTTTCACGATGCTGCCGCTACTGTGATTAACAATGGTTATATTCTTTTTGCCGGACATAGTGAACGATATTCAAAACAAAAGAACGATGCCAATATACACCCAGATCTACTTAAGGATGCACTTGTGTATGGTGTAGATCATGTTGCGTATTACGAGCGTCCCTGGCTTAAACAACTGCGACAGTGGTATGCAGGACAGGGCCTGGAGTGGGATAAAGTCACGCTGAATCAAGTGTTACAGCAACAGGTCCCAGCGGCTATGTTGTCACATCCTACCACAAGTACACATAATCATCACTTGTGCCATGCGGCAGCAGGATTTCAAACCTCATCCTACGATCGTGCCACAGTGGTGGTAATAGATGCAGTAGGCGAGTTTGACACAATAACAATATGGGCAGCAGAATATGATTCAAAAGGCATGGCAAAGTATCGAAAACTTTGGTCACAGCATTATCCACATTCAATTGGACTATTCTACTCTGCGGCTACTAGCAGTGTTGGCCTACGCCCACTAGACGAAGAATATATCCTAATGGGCATGGCAGCGTATGGTGATGCCACAGCGGCTGTGGGCATGCAAAAATTAGTCAAAGACTCTGACCAAATACGATTCTGTGACAATCTACACACCGGCATTGACAGTAAATATCTGCAGGATCTAGAAGAATTTGATATTGCTGCTGGCACACAAGCCATTGCAGAACAACTAATCATGAGTGTGATGCGCAGAGCACGTGACTTCAAATGGTCCAGCAATTTGGTGTACATGGGTGGGGTTGCTCTTAACTGTAGCGCCAACAGAAATTTAGGAAAGTTCTTTGATAACATATGGATTATGCCTTGTCCTAGCGACGCTGGCAGTAGCCTGGGCGCGGCAGCATTGGCTTATGGGAAACAGATACATTGGACCAATGCCTATCTGGGCCATGATATCCCTGGTGATTATCCTGTGGATGATATTATCACTGTCCTGCTACGTGATAAAATTGTGGGCGTGGCCAGCGGTCGTGCCGAATTTGGGCCCAGGGCTCTGGGCAATAGATCACTATTGGCAGACCCCCGTGGCGCAGACATAAAGGCACGTGTAAATGATATCAAACGACGACAGCAATTCAGACCATTTGCGCCTGTTATTTTAGAAGAACATGCTCATAACTATTTTGACATGCCTTGCAGATTCCCCAACAGTAGATATATGCAAGTTGTTGCTCGCTGTATACATCCTCACATATTTCCTGCTATCATTCATTATGACCACACTAGTAGGGTACAAACAGTACCACCGGATGGTTCTGGAATAAGACAACTGCTAGAAGCATGGTACCGGGCAACAGGTTGTCCCATGTTGCTCAATACTAGTCTAAACATACGAGGCGAACCCATGGTAAATGATCGTGCAGATGCTGAACGCTTTGAAGAGTTATACAATGTAAAGGTATGTTCATAATATGGACAATAAAAGAGTTTTCCCAATTAACACCAACACAGGGTGTTTGTTAAAATGGGCATGGTCCACAGTGTTTCTTCGCCAGGGCACAAGTTCCAGTTGTCATAGAACAGATCAAGCACCAATACCCCCAGGAGATTTTTCCAGTTTTCATAACTTGCCTAACAAAGTTGCCGCACGTGAATTGATGTTGCAAGGCGGTTGGCCACAGGGCGGATGTCAGTATTGTGAAAAGATTGAAGCCGCAGGAGGCATGAGCGATCGGCAGTATCAACTGCATGCCGGACATGACCATGACCGTACTCCAAGAGAGCTACTTCAAGATCCCACACAAACAGAAGTTGTACCCACCATACTAGAAGTGTATTTTAACAATACCTGCAACATGAGTTGCTTGTACTGTGGTAGTCATTTTAGTTCAAAGTGGGAAGAAGAAAACAAAAGGTTTGGCATGTACGAGAACCAGCCCAAGACCGTGGCATTTGGCTGGGACACCAAACAACCAGACCTAGACTATGATAAGATGCTAGCTGATTTCTGGAAATATCTCCACGATAAAGATAGATATCTACACATTAGACAATATCAAATTGCTGGTGGCGAGCCATTTCATCAAGTGGAACTGGAAGCCAGTATAGACTTTTGGGATAATCATCCCAATCCAGAACTGACATTTAACTTCATTACCAATTTAAAAGTCACTCCCAAGAAGTTTCAATCCACAATTGACCGACTGGGTCGCATGGTTGATCAAGGCAAGCTCAAACGTGTGCAAATTAGTTCAAGCCTGGATGCCTGGGGACCGCAACAGGAGTACGTGCGTTGGGGATTAGATTTGGCAGAGTGGCAGGAAAACTTTGAATATTGCCTGGACAAGCCATTTATTCAACAGTGTATCAATTCAGCCATCAATCCATTGACTGTAAAAACCATGCCCGAGTTGATTCAGAAAATGAATGACTGGAATGATCGATGTTCAGACAACAAGCAAATTGCCTACAGCTTTATGACTGTGATGGCACCAAATTGGATGGATCCTGCTATCTTTGGCGCAGGCGTGTTTGAACAAGACTTTGAACAAATACTTGCCGCCATGCGAGAAAACACTGACATGGAACGCAGTGCCAAACATCACATGGAAGGCATTGGCCGACAAATTGCTGCCGCGCCACGCAACATCGAGTTGATTAACGGATTAAAAGATTATGTTACTGAACTTGATCGCCGCAGAGGAACCCAATGGCAGGAACTATTTCCCTGGCTTGATCAGGACTGGAAATAAGGCGCCCACTCGGGCACAACATCTGTCAGCTTCTTTTTGCTCACAGTGTCTTCAAGTCGAATATGCTCAATGAACTGTGGCAGATAAGCAGGTTCATATGGTGTTGATTCTATCACACTGATCACACGATCCACCAACTGGGTATAGTAAGTTTCATATATGGCCGTTGTGTTTGCAAAACGTTCTCGGCCTGCACGTAACCTACTCAGTGCAATTTCACGTAGCTCAGGAGGAACAGCACCTTGACCCAGGTGATCAACTCTAAACACAGGACTGATGTTGATAAAGCTACCAGCTACATCTTCAGGATTGTGCGGACCAAACCCTGACTCGTAACACCAGTTGATAAAGTCCATGGCACTGAACACATTTATACCAGTTAACACATAGTTAACAACTGTGCTGATGTATTCATGATCCATCAGTTCCAGGGCATTAACACTTAGGCTGGCCCATTTGGCACCTCTACGTTGGTACTCAATTACATCACCAATGCCATCAATGCTGACATTGTAGATGACCTGTTTGAACTTACGAAACTTTTCATCCAGTGCAGATGCACTGCTACTAGCATTTGTCAAAAGTGTAATGAGAATATTTTTGGCTAGATCTTTTTCTATTAGATAGTCCATTATTTCATGTACTTGGCTTTGCAGTGCAGTTTCACCGCCAGTGAAGTTGATCAATTGTACTTTGTCCAGCACTGAATAAAAGTCTGGATCAGCCACATTGAGTACAATTTTTTCTTGTTTCTTCATCACTTGCACTTCAAATGTTTGACGCTTGCTAGATGCACCACCAGCACACATCACACAAGAATAGTTGCAGTAATTGCTGGGATAATAGTCCAGGGTAATAATGTCATGCACATTGTAGTCATCATTGATGATTTGGTAAACTTCTGACACAATGTCTGACTGCAAAAACTGTGCAAGAAATTTATTATTCTGTTGCCTAGGGCTTGACACGCCAGACTTTTCGTTATAACTACAAGATCTGCAGTCATAGATGTCGTGAAACTTGTCTTGAATAAAATCTTGTCGCATTTGTTTCCATACTGGTGCATTGCGTGTGTCATGTATACTGTCGTTTGTGATGTTCCATTTGTTCATGTCATCGGCCATGACAATACTGCAAGGACGCACACTGTTGGGCATGCCTTCTTGAGCAATGGGAATGACATTGTTGGTTTGATAAAAAGCCCCAAAGAATGGATACAAACAAATGTGCTCTCCTAATTCTTGATATATGTTGTCTAAGTCGTTCATTGAATTCTTTCTTTACAAAGAGCAATCAAGCTGGGATTGAAATTGATTGTGCTATCGGGCACGTCTACATGTTGTTTATAAATTGCCAGTAGATTGTTTACAGTAACAGCATGAAGCTCATGATCAACATTGCCAATTACATCGTGTTCAGTATAATTACTCCAGGTGCCCCAATCTTCTAACCTATTGATAACTCCTCGGAATTGATAGCGATAACACAGGTCTACAAAATTTTGCATGTCGTTGTAGTTGTCTTTTTGCAGGACAAATTTTAATAGTACTTCTGACTTGGTCTGATCACACAATGTTCTCAAGTAATCAAAGTTCTTGATTAGTTGTGTAAATGTTCCGCCAAGCCTCACTTGCTCGTACACCTCAGCTGACCCAGCATCTATACTGATAAAATACTGTGTGATGTTGTTAATAATAGGAGAATCAGTCAATTGCTTTTCTAACAACAGCCCGTTTGTAAACAGTCTTATGGTTTGATTTTTCTTGGGTACAAATCTATGTATCAACGGGCGCATGATGTGGCTGGCCAATGGGTCACCATTTCCGGACATTACTATGTGTATCGGGTGCTCAAACTTTTCCAGCATGTCCACCAGGTGGTTGACCTGTGCTAGTTTACGATCAAAATCGCTGCCACTGCTGAGCATCACAGCAGATGGTCTGCAACTGGGGCATCGTAGATTACAGCTTTCATCTATGTTGATTGAAAGATAATAGTCCTGTTGATGCACAGATTTATCCAGTACACCACACCGGTCTACAGCACAGTGAGTGAACTCTCCAGAATCTATGTCTTGTTGCAATAGTTTAGCAGACGGACTAACCCATACTTGATTTAGGTCAGTAAAATCAGATATGTTGCCCACTGATATTGGCAACCAAGCTTCGCATGAACACACAAAGCATTCTCCAGTCCAGTCTACCACAAGTTGAGTTGATGGAGCATTGCAATGATTGTTGATTTTTAATTTTAAATCTTTGTTTCTCAGTATTGATTTATAACTGTGTTGGTTTTGTATGGGAATAGTAAATTGATAACTCATTTGCATCCCCCGCACATGTTGTTACATGCTACCAATCTGCCTTCAGCATACGTGGGTTTGTCCCAGGTCTTTTCAACTTGATCAAACCATTCTAAACATTCAGCCATGGTGTACTTCAATGCGTTGTTGCGTGATATCAGCGGACGCAGTTGTGTGTTGACCACATTGAGATAGTTGGCACTACCGTGCCCGTAAGTTTTAGGGTTGAATCCAAGATAGCAACACGGATACACTTCTCCAATGCTGTTGATATAAACTGTTTTGGTTTCAATGGCCTCACAAGAAATAGGAGTTTTAATTGGCTCAGGACATCCTGCAACATCTGCTATTGCATCAGGCCTAGCATACCGTTCATAAATGGTGTCAAAGTTTGTGAGATCTGTTGTGCCCATCACAAACACCAGTTTCTTATCAGAATCAAATACAGGTCCTACATTGCGTTTGTGATCAATCAATTCAAACCGTTCAAACCCCATGTCTATGCTGAGTTGCTCGGCTTGAGTTTGCTGATGTCTATTGTGATCAAAGTCAATCATTTTCCAAATGGCATGTCCGCCGGCAGCAATGAAAGTCTGTGCATTTCGAATCACAGTTGAATACATGGTATTGCGTCTGTATATGCTGTGAGTATCCTCTAATCCGTCTAGACAAAAATATACCACGGCTAGTTTGGCCAGCTGTGTCCAGAACACACGATCCCTGGCACCGCCGTTGGTGTTTATAGTTATAAGAGCCTGATTGCCGAGATGTTGTTTGAAATATTCAAGTATTGGTATGGCGTCAAAGTTCATAACAATATCGCCGAAGTTACCATTTATTGTTATTTTATCAAGATGATTTAAAAACACAGGAGTGAATATCTTCTGTGCTTCTGCCAAGGTCATTGAGTGTTCTTCATAGCCATCATTGTGCGGATATCCGCACAAGTTACGAGGACACTTGGGACATGCAGCATTGCACTCGCTGGATATTTCCAGATGTACTTTCCTAATGTCCTCTACTGCGTACAACATGCTTTACAGGTATGTTTCTAGGCCGCCACGACGACGTAGATCTTGTGTACAGCAAGAGATGCCACCATCCCAGAAGTAGCTGTGGCGCAGTTCGCTGATGATGGGGTTAATTCTATGCTTTTTGCAATAGTCAAACACTTCTTTGTTGTATGAACTAAAGATAACGTTCTCTTCGTCTAGTGCCAAGCAGTTGACATCAAACACAGTTTCGGCAACAAAGCCGGTCCATTTGTTTAGATACTTGTCCACAAAGTCTGTAAACTCAGCAGTAGGAGTTTGCCCCTGTACGTACCAAGCCCCTGGGCTTTGCTCGTACTTGAACTTGCCCACTTCCATGGCAGCCCAGATTGAGCTATCCCAGATCTTGCATACGTCCCAGCCCGGGAAGTCTTTGGCCAGATCCAAGTTAACATCGTGCTTGCTGGATAACAACACACCGGGCTTGAGAATAGCAAACACAGCATCGCCGTGACCGTCTGTGATAGCTTCGTGAATACGATAACCTTCGCCTAGTACATTGTCCACAATCCACTTGGTTTGATCAGGACGCAAAAAGTCTGAGTTGTCAAAAAACACATCACGACCCACACGCACAATACAACTGGCACTTGCACCGTTTAATATACAATCTTCGTCCCAGCGACTATTGTGTGGATTAACAACTTGATCACCAAAGTCGGCACAGATATCATCCAGCTCTTCCATGTTGAGCACACGCAGTAGTTTGTCGCCTAATGTGATTTGCCAATCGCGTGGTGTCAGTGGCGGCAGCGGAGCACCTCCTCCTTCGGTCTGATGCCAGATAAACGAGTCTTTACCAGGCAAGTTAGGGCGACGTACTCGAGCACCGTACTTCTCAATTGTCTTGCTCAAGTTGTCAAGATCTTCTTCAGTTTCGGCAAGAATTTGTTGTAGTTGATTACGCACTTGAGCATTGTCAATGAAATCAAAGTAATCTGGTGAGTAGGCGCGACCCACAATGACCTCTTCAAGAGGTTGCCAGCTGGTGTAAGAGTTAATTTTGTTCATGTAAGTTCTTTAATAAAGTATTTAATCTGTCCAGTTTCGTGGATTGAAATAACTGCTGGTTGTGCAGTATATCATCACAACAGCGTAGGAACATGCCGTGTGGATCTTGTTGGATGAGTTCAAGAGTATGTTTTACTTTTAACCACCGTTTAGTGTTGTCAGTTTCTAAATCGTATGTGTTGTCCAATACACTATCAAATGTTCTGTAACCTAGATCACGTAGGCATTGCAAACTACCTGTGGGTGCAACTAACACAAATGGTTGTGCATTCTTTATGGGTTTGAATGTTTTTTCTGTCAGAAATGTGCCACCTGAACCATCAGCATCAAAGTGTGTTTCGATTACAACATTGAAGTATGCATCTGTATAATGTTCAGGCACAGTGAGTGCATGGTTGTTGTGTTCATCCACTGTTAACGTATCGCATCGGTAGGGTCCGTTCTCTATGAATACATCTACAGCAACATTAGGCAGGCGTTCTATTGGATTGTCTGCAGGATTATCGCCTAAAGGTAGTTCAGTGTTGTAACTCCATAAACTCTGTGCCAACATATTACTTTGTAGCAGGTCTGCCATTACAACTGCTCGCCACCATTTGTGTGTTCTGCTTAGTGCAACAAATGTGTATGGTCTTGATCTAGTATGAAACTCAACAGGTGCTACATACTGATTCCTGCGCCAAAACAACAATTCATGATCAGGAAAATACGCAAAGCCTGGAATTGATTTGGCCGCGGTGTTGCCTGAAACAAACCTATAGCAGTTGATAGACAAGTTATGTTGCGCACACAAGTAATCCAATCGTAGTTTGATGTTGTGCGGATTATCGCCTTCGTGATAGTAAAATATCACTGTGACCAGGCCTTGCTGAATTCTTTGCAGTAATGAGTCAGCAACAAGAGCAAAGTAATCAATAGCAAAATCAAAAAAACCCAAGCCAATTACATAATAGCCATTACCTTGGGTGATTAGATTGTATTGGTACCCATGATCGTCCATGTGCCCGAATAATTCTGCAGGAGTGGTGTGCGGCCAATGTTGTCCAAACTCTCTCCAGGCCTGTGTGTACGGTCTAGCTTGGTGTTGTGCTAGCGCAGGATACGGACGACCTTTAACAATTGAATCAGCTACGAAGTTCATTCAGCATGTTAATCAGTTCTGGCCACAGGATGTTTTCAAGACCATTGCCATAAAAGTGTTCAAAGTTGTGTTCTACAATTGGCAAGCAAGCGCGATGTATTTGTTGACGTTCTGCTACACTAAGATTATCTAGATCTTTAAGTAGTTTAGTAACCTTTTCAACACGCTTGATGTCATCCGTTTCTTCATCATAGCTTTCGTCAAATACATCACCAAAGGTTCGGAATCCATAATTACGCATGTACTCCAAACTGTGTGCAGGAGCTACCAACACAAACGGCATTTCTAATGCAATTGCTTTGAATGTTTTTTCGGTAATGTGCAGTCGTTTGCCAAAGTACACAGTCTCTGTAGGCACATACACCAAACTGTCTTGTGCTTCTGTGTAGTTGCCTAACCAGCACGATGTCATAATTTGTGTCTCTTCTCCAGCAAACAATCTTGGCAACTCTGCTGTCAAGAACACTTGCTCTATGTCAGGATATATGTTATTATACTTGAGTGCTATTTGCGAAATGTCCACATGCTCATAAGGACATATTCTAGGAGCCGAAATATAATTGTTGTCTAATTCATGTTTGAATACATTATACAAAAACAAAACTCTATGATCGCGTTTGCCCGCAACAATACGATTTGGGCTCATGAACGTATGAGTAGGCGATCTATCAGCGGCCCTGGGAATCAGAAAAGTTTTGTCGTAGCCGCGAAACCAATCTTTGCATGCCCATCCGTGATAAAAGTAGTAATGAGGCTTCCAACCATATATATTATTAAGTTCGTCAACGTATTCTCCCCTTTCACTAACAATCACATGTCCATTGACACCTCTGCTCTCTGCGTTAGGCGGTTTGCTCCAATATTGAAGATCTTCAGTCCTAAGTTTAACATCGTCAAACAGCGATTTATGAAGATCCAGGTGTATGGGTTCTTGATCATGCAAAAATACAAAATCAATTTCTTGAATATCATCTCTACCGTAGTTGAACAATGCATCCGGGTCACTGCGTCCTGGCGGATCACAAAAAAATGTTCTGGTGCCAGGGATGTGTTGATTAATCCAGGGCCAAAAGGTATTATTATAAATTTCGTCTATTCTAATCATGTTTGATATTTTTTATTCAGGTAAGAAGCCGGGATTGTTTGCTCATGAGTGCGAGGCTGATAGTATTGAGCATGCACAACAATTGAGTCGTACAAGGTTCTTTTGGTTTGTAAATTACTTATCTGACTACACAGGCTTTGATTTTCTTTGGGAGCCTGTACCGTGGCAAGCACAACAACGACACGCATGGTTAGACCAGTATCAATTTGATTCGGGTGTGTATCTTGTTCCTAAAAAAGGATATGCAGAAACAAATTATCATGCAGAGCCTCGAGTACATAGATTGCCTGATATTGATTATTGGCACATACCCAAATGGATTGATCCTGCCAGTATAGATTTTAGATGGGCGCCCGATCCCACTGATCCTCCTTACATATATGAGTTTCCTGTAGAATGGGATTGGGATAGAGTTGGTGGCCCGGAATATAGAATCCCAGGAGCAACTGATCGCAAGTATATAGACACATTTGTTACTCGCACACAGTCAGACAGAGACATGTGGAAAGTGTACGACAATGTATCCAGCACTGATACTGTATTCAATTGGCATCCAAATCCGTTTGATCCGCCAATGATATATGTGTTTGGCAATCAGCATTGGCCAGCAGAAATACGAGCCAGTGTAGAATATCATGTACCAGGTGCCACTGTAAAAAAATACATGGACGATATACGCACAACACGATTGTCAGACAAGAACAAGTTTACGTGTTTGTATCCTTGTGAGTTTGACTGGTCCTGGGAACCAAATCCAGGAGATCCGCCCTACATCTATGTTTTTGGAAATCAGTGGTGGCCTGCAGAAAAGATGGCCACAGTTGAATATCATGTGCCGGATGCAATAGAGCGTAAGTTCATGGATCAGCCTGCGACCTTACTAAGCAACAAAAACAATTGGTCGGTGCCCGATAATGTTGATCCATTAAGTATTGATTATTCATGGGTACCTGATCCTGGAGATCCACCTTATACCTATGTGTTTGGTAACCAGCACTGGCCTGGAGAAATAATGCCTACTGTGGAATATCATGTTCCGGGCGCAACTGAATGCAAATACATAGATTATATTCGGATAACACTTACAGAATGCATGGATAACTGGGAAATACTGGAAGAAATTGCACATGATGAATGGGATTGGAGTTGGATACCAAATCCTTTAGATCCTCCTTACATATATGTGTTTGGCAACCAATGGAACCCACCAGAATTTAAAGCCAGTGTCAAGTATGTTGTCCCGGGCGCCTCAGAAGTCAAGTACATGGATCGTCGAACACGTAGACTTCCGACTCCAAAATTGTTCAGACATAATCTAGCTGTTAGCAAGTTTGATTATTCCTGGGAACCAAATCCGTTTGATCCTCCCATGATGTATGTGTTTGGTAATCAGTGGAACTCAGCTGTACTAGAACCCACAGTGGTGTACAATGCAGGAGGCAACGAAATCAAATATGTAGATGATATCATTGCCACAGTAGCACAAGATGTCAGCGCCTGGGAGTTGTTGGATGACATTGAATCATTTGATTACTCATGGAGACCCAATCCTACAGATCCTCCTTACATATATGTGTTTGGTAATCAATGGCTTACCCCCGAACAGCGTCCTGCACTAAGATACTGTATACCAGACGCAACTGATATCAAGTACATGGATCATCCGCGAGCACAACGTCGTGGTGATCACACACGCTTTGTTCAGCACTATCCGGCATCGTTTAACTGGTCCTGGGAACCTGAACCTGGCAGCCCACCTTATAACTATGTGTTTGGTAATCAGTATTATTCTGCAGAAGTCATGCCCACGATAGAATATCGCATGAGTGGCGCAACAGAACGCAAGTACATGGATATTCCTGCACAATTATTACCGCATCACAGTAATCATTGGCACACACTTGTGGACTGTGAATGGGACTATACATGGCGCCCAGAACCAGGATCGCCGCCTTACATCTATGTGTTTGGTAATCAGTGGTGGTCAGCAGAAAAGATGCCTACATTAGAGTACCATATGGTCGGTGCCACTGAACGAAAGTACATGGAAGGCCCATTGGCTACACTACCAATAGACATGTCTAATTGGAGTATTCCAAAACATATTGATTTGACTGACATGGATTTTTCATGGTGTCCTGATCCTGGCGAACCGCCTTACATCTATCAGTTTGCAACACAACACCAAAAGACTGGTGGCCCACAGTATCGCATGCCAGGCGCTACAGAGTTCAAGTATGTGGACATGATGCGAGCTGAAGTTAAGAAAGAAGCCGCCCCTATATTTGAAATAGATCACTTGGATGGTGCCGCAGGGCAAATTCCTGATGTAGTTAAGCGAGTGCGTTACTTTGACAACTATCGTGATACGCTAATACGCTTGGCCAAGAGTCTAGTAGGTGAATATGAACATGTATGGGTGTGTAGCAGTATATGTGATTACACTGACTTTGACTTTTCATGGCATCCAGAAACATGGCAATCAACAATGTTGCATGTGTTTCCATCAGACAAAGAAAAGTTTGGAGACACATTCTACATGCATGTGCCTACATTTGCTGAACGTGCAGAAAAGAAAGCCTTGTTGGAATGGTATAGTGTAAACTATGTGCCACGCCGGAGTGTGCCACGTAGACCCATGCCAGTGATCCTACACACAGCAGATTCGCATGTAGATGCAGTTAAAAACACAACATGGGCAGGACCACTTGCTACATTTACCACAACAGATTATGTTCCTGGCAACATGATTACTGTTCCGCTCTGGCGTAAAGAAACCAAAACTATTGTTCCATTAAGTGCAGGTGCATCAAGTGTTATTGTACCAAGAGTAGCAGTAGGCGACGTTCGTACACAGTTATATGATTATGCTTACATAGACAAAACACGTCGTATGTTAAAAGATCATCCCCTGGACATTGTGTTTATTTCGAATGGCGAACCCTATGCTGAGTTTAACTATGAACACTTGAAGTGGGCTGTGCAAATGGAAGGGTTAGACTGCAATCACATTCATCATTCAAAGGGTGTGAATGGTCGTGTGGCAGCATATCAAGCAGCCGCTAGATTAAGCACAACACCTTGGTTCTTTGCTGTGTTTGCCAAGCTAGAAGTTGATCATAGATTTGATTGGTACTGGCAACCTGATCGTATGCAACAACCCAAGCATTACATCTTCCACGCACACAATCCTGTGAATGGTCTAGTGTATGGACACCAGGCCATGATTGCATATAACAAGAAGATGACATTAGAAAACACAGGAGAAGGTCTGGACTTTACCATGGATCAACCACACGAAGTTGTGCCTATCATAAGTGGCACAGCCAACTACACTGAATCACCTTGGATGGCCTGGCGTACAGCATTCCGCGAAGTACTTAAACTCAAGCACAGCCTGCCAGATGTAGAAAACGAATACAGACTCAACATGTGGCTCAGCGATGCCGGTGAAGTTAAAAATGCAGAGTGGAGTCGCTACGGAGCAGAGGATGCTGTAGAGTACTACGACGAAGTAGGTGGGGATTTTGCGGCTCTCAAGAAGAGCTACGAATGGGATTGGCTTGCGACGTATGCGTTTATGAAACGCAGTCTAACACCTGATCGCTGATGTATTCAACTTCGAGGTCTGTTAATTCAGGATAGATAGGCAAGCTGAGTACACGCCGAGCAAGACTAGAACTTGCTGCCAACATATCTGGACCTGGGTATGCACGATACAATGGCATTTCGTGCAAGGGATTTACATAATGCACTCGTGTTTCTATTTTGCGTAAAGCAAGATTTGCTCTCAAGGTATCGCGGCCATCAACATCTATAACAAACTTATGCACAGCATGATTGTGTGCATTAGAGTCGTTGATCAAACAACGTATGTCTGCATGTTTGAAACGCTCGCACCAATGATTGGCTATCTTTTGTCTACGTGCTTGCCACTGATCAATGTGTTTTGCTTTGACCAGCATGTGCGCACAGTCTAGTTCACTCATGCGGCTGTTGGTACCAGGATTACGATGCGTAGGCTTACCATTGTCTCTCCAAGCTCTTGCATATTCTGCTAGATCCAAATTGTCCGTGACCACAGCACCACCGTTGCCATAACAAGCAAGGTTCTTCATGGGATCAAAGCTAATTGCGCCACCACCTCGCCCGGTTCTTTGACCATCTGCTGCCAGCCAATGTTGTGCGGCATCCTCAATTATAACAGTATCGTGTCGTAGCCATTCATTCCATGCACGAAGATTACCGTGATGAGTCATTGACGCACCATACAAGCCAACTAGCACTACAGCTTGATAACTCAAGTCATGTGGAATTTTATTAACATCTATTAGGCCATGTATGTCTGTGTCAATGATGTGTATATCCCAGCCTGCCCGTATAAATGCATTGGCAGTGGCCACATAGGTCATTGAAGGAATTAATGCAGTAGGAGGATGTGGCACAGGAGATTCCATGGCCCAGTAACTGGCTAGAATCTCAAGTGCGTGGGTACCTGAGTGACAAGTTACTGCATAGCGCACACGATTTTTTTTAGCAAGCCAAGATTCAAACTCAACAGTGTTGTTACCGTTCATGAGTTGGCCACTTCGAAGTACTTCGTCAGTAGCGTCTAAAATCTCTGTGCGGAGATTGTTATACTGCTTTCGGAGACCAGTAAACGGAATTGTTAAGCCAGTTGAAGTAATTTTGAAATCCCTCTTCTACATCCACTTTGGGATCATAACCTAGAATTGTTCTGGCACGGTCAATGTTTAATGCACCACGTGACGGAAAGTCTGCGTCTTTGTCTCGGCACTCAATAGTACCCTTGCCAACAATTTTAACAATCATTTCTGCGGCTTCTAACAAGCTCACACTATGTGATTTAGTAATGTTATAGGTGCTGTTACGACTCATGATACGAGTAGCAGCCGCCACAATGCCATCTGCGGCATCATCCACATAGGTAAAGTCTAGCGTCTCCCCTGCCCCATTAACTCGGAGAACGCCTCCTCGCATGGCTCCGAGCATAAATTTTGCCACCACTCGGTCTTCCACATCCAAGGGGCCGTATACAGCACTAGGCCTAATAACAGCGTAATCAAAAGCGCCGCGGCGATGGTAGTCTTTGACAATGTCTTCTCCAGTTAATTTCATAATGCCATATTGGCCAATGGGTTTACAGTCGTAGTCTTCTTCTACTTGATCTTCAAAGTCACCATATACCATTGAACTTGAAATGTACACAACACGTTCCACACCGTGCTTTTTGGCACTCTCGCAAACGTTGATCAAGCCCTCCATCATCACACGACTACCCCAGGCAGGGTTGGCATTGACAACTTTCTGTCGGGGAAAACTTGCCATGTGGATGATAACTTCAGGTTTGTGTTTGGCCACTAGCCAATCAAAGTTGTCAGCATCGGTAATATCAACGTGATAGATATTTTTGCCTGATATCTTCTTTAGCCGTTCCGCCATCAAGTAGTCAAGTTCTGCTTGTGGAATGATTCCGTAGTTGGTACGTGTGTCTGTTATGATCACTTCGTGTTCTAGAGCTTCTAATCGTTGTACCACGTTGTGGCCAATGAGCCCTAGGCCGCCTGTTACTAATATTTTCATTTGTTGCCCCACTTCAATGTCCAAAAGGTTTGATCCTGTTCACTTAATCTTGCCATGATACGATACAAGTGCCCATAACTAGAAATATCTGCTTGACGAGTCCAGTAAGGTTTTTCCACAGCATGTTCCATGATGAACTTACCAGCATCTGATTCCTGCCACTCATATATGGGTTGTGCCACATACAAATCAGGATCTTCTACATCGCCCATGCGGATCTCATGTACACACACGTCACAAAACTTTACAGCTCTATCTCCAATGATTTCAACCCGTTCGGGTTGCCATTGCTTGTATTCGTTTGGGTAAGTGCTTGTTATTGCCATACACTAGTATAGCACAGGGATTAGTCTCGAGCAACCAAGTCGGCTGCCATTGGGAAGATTGCTGTGATGGCTTGAGCACAAGCTCGTGCAATAGCCTGATGTTCTTTTTGTGTGCCGTTGGCACTGCGCAATTCAATAAAGTGAATCCAGGAACGCAATGTGCCATTCATGTACAGTCGGCTTTCAATCAAGCCTTCGGGTAACACAGCTCGGGCTTGTTCTTTGGCAATGCCGTTGGCAATGGCCCAGTCGTATTCTCGTTTGGCAGCATAAATGACTCGTTGTTGAGCACGGTACCAATCATTTTGTAGCAGTTGATCATCAACTTCGACGCTGTTTTGTCTATTTTTTGTGTCTTGCAATCTAGCTTCTCTTGTAACAAAATTGAGATCTTTCGTTGGGTCAGCATATCGCTGACTGAACTCTTGGAAACTGAAACTTCTGTGTCGCAAGATTTGTCTTGCAATGTCTCTTGTTGTGGTGATTTCCATGCATGCGGAGACCATTTCGAGTGGGCTCCAGTGCTGGTGCTTGACCAAGTATCTGATAAGTTTGTCTGATGTATCTGTGTTGAGCTGATTGGAGGGATTGCTGACACGGGCGCAATACGCAATAAGTTCCTGCGCATTGCCGAGGCCCATATCTGCAAATTTCTCTGTTGGCTGTGAATAGGATAGTAATTGAACATCCATGTTATTTATAGTCCGTTGAGGAGTTTGTCGGTTTCGGGTTGTAAAAGTTTGGCTACTTCGCTTACATCAACGACGAAGTCAATGTCTTTGACTTCGTCGCCAAATTCAGTTAGTGTACGGGTCAAGACAATTTCTAATTCGTCCATGTCAAGACCTTGTTTTTTAAGTGTAGCTAGATTGATAGTCCGTTGTTTCTTGCCATGCAATCTAATTACAACTTTTTTAATGCACTCAAGTGGGATTTCAGTCTTGTTTACTTCTTCAATGATGTGTTCCCACCTGGCCAGGAACTCATCACTGAACTGCATCTGCTGACACTACCTTGGGTGGACGACCACGACGTGGGGCGGTGGTAGTAGGTTGTGCCTGCTCTTTTACTGCTGGTGTAAAGTTGTTTAAGTTCACAGCTGGATACATGCGCTGAGCATCTTTCTTCATTCTAGCCGCTTCGGCAATCATGCCCTTGGCTTCTGATTCCATGCGTTTGGCCTGTGACAGCATGTTCATAGCAAGTGATTTGTCATCTAGTGCACCATCAGTTGATGCAAGCAACGGTTCAGGTTGTTGTGCATTACGCTCTTGGCCACGTTTGAATTCTGCTTCAGCTTTCCGCTTTACAGCAGGATCAACTAGGCCGGTGCTTTTATCAATTTCACGCAGGCGATTGATAGCGGCCTCACCTGTTTCCATCTCTTTGATGATACGGTTGAGTTCGTCTAGCTTGACATTGCTCTGAGCATTGGGTGTCACAATGACTTGATTGCTAGGAATCTTCTTGATCATGCCCTCACGATGCAAGGCTTCCAGTTGTGGACGGCCATCTGGCAATACTCCGCGATGCAGGGCATCTGCCAAGTTGGTGGCCTGTTGACCCACTGGGCTTTCCAATGTTTTCATGATTGAATCATGAATATGTGTTGGCAAAGTCTCTGGATAAATCACAAGGCACATATGATCCTCGCCAGGTACTTCTCTAAATAAAATTGCAACCTTGCGGTCTCCGTGTCTTCCGATGTGTTTAAGCATTTGCTTCTCCTTGAGTATTTGCAGATTGTTCTACTGCCTGAGCCTGAACGGACTCAATAAAGAGTCCGAGTTTTTCATACAACTCACCAACCTGCTTCATTTCGGATGCTTTGAATGCACCGCGAGTACAAGCCGCATCAATGATGTTCTTGATAGAAACCATGTCAGTGATTGTTAGTTGAGTATTTCCCATGCAAATATTTAACGAGAAAATACTTGGTGGTGATTTTTATTTGATCCCAAAATGTTCTTTGATCTGATTCATAGCATCATCGTATCCGTTTAGATACAAGTTATATATGCATTCTCTCACAATCAGACCGGCCAGTTGATCAATTCGGTCAACTGCAATCCACTTACCGCTTACGTCGGTTCCTATTTGGTTTACTAATTGCTGTATCTTGGGATCCATACTTCTTTTCCATAACTGGTTTGATGTTAATATCGTATATCTGTTCCATCACACGCCACAAGCCACGGCGTTCAAGTGCGGTCATGCCACGTACCCAAGGCGGGTCTGCGGCTAATTTTGGCACTTCATAATCTTCTCTGTACATCACACACATTGAGTGAATGATCTCTTCACGAGTTTTCACTTATATTCCTTGATATCCTTGTGCGTGACCACAATGATGTAATGCACTTGGCCGTTGTATTTGATGGGCAAGTCAAGATGAATTGTAATCCTAGGACCTTCAACATGATTGACCACTGTATCGTTGCCTACTGTACCTACAAAGGGGATCTTGTTCCAGTGCCCGAACACACGATCTCCCAAGTACCATATAGGATAGTAACCGATACGTTCAAAGTAATCGGTTTGATTGCCCATTACAATTTCATCTTATGTTTATTGAAAAAGTAGTTAACGGCAGCAATAGCAAAATTAATTGCGGCGTTAACATAGTTTCCAACCGCCAGCGAACTCAAGCCCGCCATAACGCAGATACCAATAACAAACCAAGTAATAGCCGTTTGGTGTGTGATATACCATGTTCTAAAAGCACTTAGTGCTTTTAGACTAAAAGCACTCATGTTAGTTTCCTTTCGTGTACAAGAGTTTCAAACTGTTCAAACAGTTCTTCAAACTTATGATGATAAACAGCAGATAATGCCTCAAAATCGGCACTCCCTGCATTCCGCTTGGCCAACAACTTGACGTCATCAACCATGCCCCAGCAACTCATAATTTGTTGCTCAAAATCAAAACGGTCTGTCATTGCTTCCATTCCTGTCTGGCCTTAAGGGCCTCTGTAAAAATTTTCTTGCCTAGTTCCCATAGCGGATGCCAAACGTATCCCACTACTGCACCCAAGGCAAACCAATTTAATGCGTTGAGAAAGTCTTGCATTAGTGTGCCTTCTCTTCATCATAGTAAGCATACTGACCCCATGGTGGCTCAATAGTTGTGGTGCCATGCAAGATCCAAACTGTATCTGCATAGTTCTCATCGCCCCAGCTACCAAATGGGTAGCCGTCTGTAAACACTACAAGACGCTTGGGCTCAATCTCGTTCTCTTTTAAGTAACTGTAGATGGCGTCAAAGTCTGTGCCACCACCACCTTTAACCTCGTAGTCACAAATGTCATCCAAGTTGTCACTGTCGTATTGTGCAGGGTTATATGCTTCTGTGTCAAAAGTAAACACATGGATCTTGTACGCAGGGAACGAGTCCATAATACCCTGTATCTCGCCCAAGAAGTCTTTGAGCATGGACTCACTAATGGAACCCGAAGCGTCCAGTGCCACAGCAATATCGATCATGGGATCCACCTTCATGCCAGGCATGACAGCATCCATATGCCAGCCCTTGCGGCTTGCTCTCATCCATGTGTAGTCACTTTTAATTGTGCTCTCTAATTGCATACGGAGCAGTTCACGCCAGTTCATCTGCGGCTCTGTGAGCTCCTGGATAAGACGCTTGACACCTGCAGGCAAGTTACCTGCGCCATCTACTGTAGCGGCTGCCGCCAACATGGCTTCTTTAATCTCGTCCTTAATTTGCTGACGTTCTTCTGCTGTGAGCTTGGGACGACCCTTGCCTTCTTTCTCGTCGCCATCGCCTTCACCATCTTGTTCCTCATCGCCTTCACCATCCAGGTGCTCGTCGATCATCTGGTCCAGCAATTTACCAATGTCCAGTTTCTCTGCTTTCTCGTACAAGATATCGTAGATCTCTTCCGAGCTCATGCCGTCATACTTGGGATTGTGCAAACACGGCACTGTGGTGATCTTCTCACCCACACGGTGTTTGATCAAATCTGCGTTGACACAATAGTCATTGGCAATGTTAAACAACTGGTGGTCCCGCTCACCTCGGCGTCCAAAGTGGTCATATACACAATGTAGCACCTCGTGTCCAAACAAGAATTCAATCTCTTTGGGACGCAACATTTTAATAAAGCGGCTATTGTAATAGAAGTTTCTGCCATCTGTGGCGGCAGTAGAGCACCACTCGTCTGCGTTTACTAGTTTCAAACGAGTTGCCAAGTTACCAAAGAAACTGGCCTTGAGCAACAGGCCCACACGAGCAGTGATCAGCATCTCGCGCACTTCTCTGTCAAGTTTGTGATCTGTTTTGCCCAAAAGGTTGGCAAACTTCTTTTTGTCTTCTTTTGTTGCAGTAGTGGATGTCATATATGCCTTTCTAATTTGTATAACGTATTATAGCAAAGAGCAATTTACTGGTCAAGTTAAAGAGGAGGGCAGTGCGACACAGCCCTGTGTTTTTGAACACCACCCTCCTAATTAATTAAGCGGATGCCTGCAAAATGTACTTACCAAAGCGTTGATGGAACTCGTCAAAGTTCTTGAGCTTGGTAGGCAAGAAGGGCAAGTCGTATGTGGTAAGAGCAATACGAGCACCCATAACTGTCAACTCTGTCTCAAAGTTCTTCATCATGTAGCCCAGGAAGTTGTCTGCCATGTCGTGGAACTCTTTGTCTGCTGTCTTGTTCTCCACAGCGGCCTTGAGCTCGTAGCACATGGAGATCACCAAGCTGTACATGGCACTGACCTCTTTGACGTTCAAGTCTTTTACCTTGCCCTTAAGGATGTCTAACGGATTAGGCATCTTGCTAGCAACCTTGCGGTGAGCCATGAACTTAACAGCAAGACCTTCACCCACTGTACCAGCAATTAAGTTGGTAAGAGTATCGTTGTCGCACTCGTCGTCTAAGAGCTCACTTACAAAACTCCATGAACGAGGAGTAGCAAAGGCACGACTGGCACTCTTGGCATCAAAGTCGTATAAGTCTTGCTTGGCAAAACTCAAATAACCCACAACGTCTTTGTGGATCTTGTTTAGAACAGCCCACTCTTGCCAAGACGCAAAGTCCACCTTCATCTCTTGGTGGATGAAACGATTGGCAAGCGGAGTAGGCATACGATAGGTAACGCCTTTGTCGCTTTCTCTGTTGCCTGCGGCCACCATAACAACATTGTCTGGTAACTTGTACTTGCCGATACGACGATTCAAAATAAGTTGATAAGCGGCACTCTGGACAGAAGGTGCGGCACTGTTCAGTTCATCTAGGAACAGTACCACAACAGGATACTGGCTGGCCAGTTCGTCATCGGGCAGTTCTACTGGAGGAGCCCAGTCCATCTTGCCAGAGTCCTTGTTGTAGAACGGGATACCACGAATGTCTGTGGGCTCCATCTGACCCAAGCGAAGGTCGATCATGTAACCACCGAGATCTCGGGTGATATTCTCAACAAGCTCGGATTTACCAATACCTGGAGGACCCCACAAGAACAAGGGACGCTGAACTTTAAATGCTTTAAGCAGGGATTTACGAGCCTGGACGGCTGTAACTGTACGGGTATCTGACATGGGCTGTGCCTTTCTAGGGTTGAAATTAACTAACTAAGTTTCTATTGTAGCAAAACACGAATTTCGTGTCAACTGTTGACTGTTGCAAAAGGACTACAGTCTTCTTGATCCTGGTTGACAGGATCTTCTGAAGGATCCGCAACTTCGTACACCCAATTGATGGGCACATCGAGAAGTCGTGCAATAGTAACGGGCAAGTAGCCCTCAACTAACATGCCGTCAATTTCCACGGCAAGATTGCTCATAGCACTCATAACTAACTCCTTTTAAACTACAATACACGTATTATAGCAAAAAGCGATTTGATGGTCAACCAGGGCAACCACCACAATCTATGCAGGTGTTGCGGGAGTAAAATCTTTAACATATATGGCTGAACTCATGCATGTATCAAATCCAGTAACTGGATTCCAAATGTCAGCATGATTGGTGTTAAGATATTGTAGCCCTTGTACCCAATAGTTATAAATTTTTGAGTCAGTTTTTTCTGCAAGGTCTCTGAGCACTGCACTGTCATGATTGGTTGTGCTGCCAATTCCGTTTTCTGCTTTGGTATCATAGTAGTATTTGTTGTACCCCGAAGCCGCAACTGCATCAAACACGGTACTACGGCCAAAACCTTTGTTCCAACTAGCATACAAGTCACCTCGTTCACGTAAACTACGATTAGATGATTTGCCTTGAATTTCGTGTACAAAATCATGACTACATTCTGGATGACGTTCAAACCATGCGATACTCATCCACACCTGCTTGATATAAAGTCTAGTGGCCTCTGGACACAAATAAAACAAGTGCCTAGGGCCACCAAGATGATGATGCAATGCCGCATCGGGCATCTGAGCATACCACTTTCCATCACGTAAGTTAACTCTTGGTTTTTCCACGCCAGTGATATCACATCTGCCAATTATGTGATCTAACCCAATGAGATCTTTGTGATACATTGCTGTGTTGTATCTAGAAGTTTTGGTAAAGTAATGAAAGTGCCCCGGACCATGATACATCCAGTCTGCTTTGTGCTCTTGATAAAATTTAAATGTAGTATCCTGGTTGTATTCTACGTGTCTAATTTTTAACCAAGGTTGCAAGTGAGCCTTAATCCATTGTGCTTTTTTAAGTGCGATCAAGTGTTCAAAATTGTCTTGAGTCTTAATATACGGTCGACTGAATACTAGTATTTCGTCTAGTCGGGTGTTGGTGCGTAAAATACTATCTAAAATAGTATGACTGTCGTACCCTGCACTATACCACAACGCCAAGTATTGATGTTGATCTCTAAGAGCTCTAACTCGTTGATCTATCAGTGTGTGTATTGATTCTTCTGGTTCGTGTGTCCAGTCATGCTGACGGTGTTCATCGTCTGCAAAGTAAAAATGCACACGGCCCATGTCACCGCCAGCGGCCTCTACTGCCAAAAGTTTGTTGGTAGTTTTGTAATCACCAACCTGATAGTAAAGGTACTGATCTAAATTCATAGATCGATGTTTTGTATGCTGGTTCTAAGTTGATCAATAAACTGTTTGTAAGGTTGAACACCGTGTCCAATACTGAATTGATTTCTCTTGGCAAGATTTTCTTGAACAGCAGGATCTTTAATAGCGTTAATAATATCCTGATGCAGTTGACTAGCTTCTACGGTATCCATCTTTGGACTTGAAGCAATCAATACGCCACCGGTAACCTGGCCTATTCCTAACTGTCTGCGTACTGACAGAATAGATTGTCCTGCTAGCGGTATAGTTTGATCTGTGGTGTTGGCTAAAATACGCAGTTTACCAGATTTGACATGCTCGTCAATCACCGGAGCATGGGATACAATTGCAACCTCTATGTCATTGGCCAGCATTGCTGTAAGAACTTCGGCTGTGCCTTTGTACTTGATTGGCTCAACACTTTTGGGTTTCCATTTGTAGTGCTGAGATAGTATATGTAGATTGGCAACTTCAACTGGATTGGCATATCCCACAAAGTTCTTGGAGTTGTTTGGCAATTCTTTAACTAGATCCTGCATGGTTTTATAAGGCGAGTCTGCTCTTACAATCCATGTTTGCGGAGTCAGTCCCACTGGACTAATTGGAACAAAATCCTCATCACTGTAGGGCAAATCTTTTATGGTCTTGGGATTAAATACCAGCAGACTGCTTGTGGTCAAAATCAGTCCTGGTTTTGCCATATTTTTAAAACGTACTGCTCCCGGAATCTGATTACCGCCACCTACACTTTCGACTACCAGTTTGTTACCGGTTTGTCTAGAGTAAGCTTCTGCAATTGCCCTTGCAGTGACTTCGCTAGATGATCCTGGTGCGTTAGGGTTAATCAACACATACTCTTTGGCCGTGGCCACGTTAATAAACATTGCTAATAGCAATGACACAATAAATTTCATAATTTTCTCGATAAGTTTAAAAAAAGTACTAGTAGATGAATTCTACGTACGGGAGGCGTTCTGCAGTATAGTCTACAGTAAAGACATCTTTATGTCAAGCGTCAAATTGATCCGACGTCGGCCCCTGCCGGCGCTGTAAAAATATTTAGTTTATGACACAATCATGCAGAATTTTTTTATGCACCCGTAATCCTAACGCATATCGAGTTTGGTCGCCAGTATTAACTACACTATGCGTAAATGTGTCGTTGTTGATGACCATTAGTCCATTCTCCATTGGCAATATACCAACACTAGCAATTTTGATAAAGTTACCCGCGGGCCATATCAATGGAATATACAGTTGTGTACAACCTTGGTAATCTAGGTATTCAGGTTTTGATTTACTCAAATCATCCACATGAGGATATATAAAATCTCCAGGTGACAACTTGCCTATAAAAACAGACCAACAATCGAGATCTAGAAAATCTATCAGAGCCTGAATATGAGGATAATCATCAATCAAAGGCAATTTTTTGCCTTGTTTGTACAACCATGTAACACTCCAATTTGAATTGAAATTATTGCCAAATTCTTGTAAATTCTGTGTGCGTTGAGTATAAGATTCGTTAGTATTGTGGTCAACGTTTTTTACTACCTCTTGACCTGTAAGTTCTAACAATTCTTGAGGAACGATTTTTTTATACTGCATGTAGGGGATCTGTTCCACAGTTACTGTTTGTTTTGGTACCACTGTGAAATTAAAGTTATGCAAAAAAAAGTCTGTGACAGTATTTGGGAATCGAGATGAATCAAGAATCATGTTATCTGGGTAATAAATGAAATAGTCATCGTATAAATTTCCTCCCAGGACTCTATTAGGAAACTTGCTTTCCACGAGCTCAATCCAGTAACTAACAGGAGATCCAAACGGCAAGTGCCATGACTGGCCAGCCTCCCATATTATGGTTCCTGGTTGAAATTTTTCATGCTGAGAATTTTCCATCCAAGATAGATACAACAGTTTTCTTAGGCTACATCCATTTACAAAACACTGCAAAATTTCTACTCTGACAGATTTTACTGCAATTAAACTTAATTTGTGTAATCCAAACACATTATCGGCATAGATAAAAATACCGTCGGAAGACAAGGTTATCTCAACCTCTCGATCGTCTAATTTGGCATATAAGTCTCCGGGTTGTAGTTGTCCGGCTGTTTTAATAAAAATAAATGGTGTCATGTTCCTAACATTCCTTACATAGTGGGACCGTTACCGTTTTTAAAGCCAACGGTCCCGCCTTCTGCTTCAATGCGTTTGATCACATCTTCAAACAAAATAGGCGCAAAGTCTGTCTGTTCCACACATACGCAATGATAGCGAGGATCAATCACAGAAATACCATACTTGCCCACAGGTTCCATCTTTACACGACTGGCATGCAAATGACCGTGAATGTTAACACCAAACCGTCCTAACGATTCGGGATGAATAGGGATGTGACTCAAGATCATTCCGTTCATCACATGGTATGCCCGCAACTCACGAAAATACTCGCGGTATTCAACATCAGGAAAGATGTCGTGGTTACCACGGATCAACACTTTGTCTCCGTTCAAACGATGCAATGTTTTCAAGGCCTTGCGGTTGATTACAACGTCACCCAAATGGTAGACCTTGTCGGTGGGACGCACACGGTCGTTCCAGCGTTGAATCATTTCTTCGTCCATCTCATCGGCATTGTCCCAAGGACGCAATTTAACGTCAGGGTCATCCGGGTGCGTGAATCGGCATACTCCGGCATGTCCAAAGTGTGTGTCGCTGACTAAAAATACTGATGGCATTGTGTGCTCCTTTCCTTAATTGAATATTATAGCACAAATACCAATATTGGTCAATGTACTATTTTATTATCACATTGGTTAAATCAGGAACCAATTCACCTTTTTTAATTTGATTTTCTTTGCTGTAACTACTAGGTGCACATGTTCCAATATGGATTTGAACAAGGTCTCTGCTTTGAAACTCTGGATACTTGTTCCAGTAACTGGTAACATGAATTTGGTTTGTGTCAAACAACACTGCATCACCTGCTTTGTAAGTAAAGATACCGTCTAGCTCAAGCCAATCGCAATAATTTCTAGTGAGATCTCGCCAGTCGGCACAATGATCCAGGTCTTCAGTTTTGGATATGTTTGAAATTTTTGGACCTTTTAACTTTTCTTCCATGTATGGCTCAATGTCTTGACACGAATTAAAAAGTTCTTTGAAAATAATTGCTTTAAATTTTGGTTGATCATCTAACGCAAAAATTATAGTATAAGTTAGATCAACCCGATCTTTGCCAAATTCATCTACATGAAGAGAATGGGCAGTGATTTGCCGTTGATAGTTGCCCCAAAAATAGTTCTCGTCAGGAAAATACGTCTTGACAATTTTTTCTAAAATAGAGTAGGCCTGTGTATTCCCTTTGATCAGCAATCTACGATCAATATGATCATGCACTCCTATACCTGGATGCACTCCTTCAGGCTTGCCATTGACATAGGCATGTTGATGATTGTCAGCCCAGTATTTTTTAAATACTTGGATGTCTTTGGGGCTTAGTATATTTTCTAATAGTTTCATAGTTGTAATCCTTTATTTTTTTTGTTTGGGTTTGCGATTCGATGAAGATAGTCGTTGCCAACTAAACCTTCTTCAATTTCTAAAATAGCAGTAACCATTGGGCCATACTTGGAAAGAATTTTTGGAGCATGTCCACGACGCAGTTCTCTCACTCGCTGACTTGCAACCAACACCAAGTCATATCTATTGCCCAGGGCTTCAACTGCATGCTCACTTGTAAGGCCAGCAGTTCTACCAGATACATCATGTTCAATTTTCATCTTCGTCTTTCGTTGTTAAACCATTTGAATGTTTGTCTGTTGTTTTTTCAACATCTTGGAACAAACGCTTTTCTTGAGCTGTGAGTCGATCTTTGTGAGTCTTGCGTGGGTTACCACACAAGTAACAGCCAGAATTTCCACAATCCATCACATGATGTTTGGCCATACGATGAGGTTGTTTTATCACCTGATCATGAAACCCTAGACCATGTGCCTTGGCAATTTTTACTTGCCTAGCAACCTTGACATCAGTTTTGTGCCGACGTCGTGAATTCATAAATTTGGCTAGTTCGTTACTCACATTGTTCCTCTCTTGACTATTATACAATATTACAACATTATTGTCAATTTGCTAATGCTCGATTTGTACGGGTCATATCAGCACAGGTATAAGTTTGGTAACTAGACTTTAAGTGTTCGGGCATGGGTATTTCGTCTATTGGTACACCAAATTGTTCTGCAACTTCGTAGAAGCTTTTGGTTTTGCCAGTGCCCACATTGAACACACCTGACTGTTTAATATTTAAGAAGGCCAGATGTGTGTCAATAACTTGGCTTACTGGCACAAAGTCTCTGCGGTACTCTCTACTGCCCTCAAACACACGTATGCGGCCTGTTTCTCTAGCTTGTTTTTCAAACTGATGATATGGACTAGCCTGGCCACCTTTATGAGCTTCACCAGATCCGTACACATTGAAATAACGGAAACCTTGTATACGATCACCAACATGGTAAGCAGACTCTTGTAACTTGATAGCATACCTTTCAAACATGTATTTGCTCCAGGCATAAGGCGTGCGTGGATCCACAGGCGAGTCCTCACGAAACTCTTGGTTCAATCCATATACACTGGCACTGCTGGAATACTGAAAGTGTGTGCCGGTGTTCATGCAACGATCCAACAGTTGACAACTAAAGTCATAGTTTTGCCTCATAATCTTGTCTACATCTCGTTCAGTTGTGCTAGATATACCACCTATGTGAATACACACATCTCGATCATGTGTGGTTAATAAATTGGGATCCTCACCCCAGTCAAAGGTTTTAACATCATGCCCGGCTAGAGCCTTCAGCATGTTTGAACCAATAAACCCCTTGTGGCCTGTAAGTAAAATTTTCATGGTTGACTGTCTCCTTTGCCCACACGATAGTTGTCTTCTACAGAGTCTGGTGTAGATACTTCGCAAATCATGCCAGGCTCTACACAAATTAACTGATGCGGCAACAGTGGCGGATTGTGCCATACGTCCCCGGGTACTAGTTCACGTTCTTCAACTTCTGCAGTATTGGTATCAATCACACGCACAACAAAGCGACCCATGATTACATACCATGTTTCGTCTTTCTCAGCGTGAAAGTGCATGCTAAACTTGGCACCTGCTTTGAAGTTCAACATCTTGCCACAGTACTTGTCGTTAGTGGCCCAGATGTTTTCTGAACCCCAGCCTTTTTCTACAAATCCATTTAATCTCATATGATTTCCTCTAGGGTTGGAGCATACACTCCTATGTGTTGCACAGTAACGGCGCTGGCTCGAATTGCAAACTCTATGGCCTGATCCATGTTGTTGGATTTTAAATATTCAAAGCACAAGGCAGCAAGAAATGTGTCACCAGCACCACACACATCTGTTACTGCTATTTCCACAGCAGGATATGTTTGATCTTTGTAACGAGCCCCTTGCCGACCTTGCGTAACAATAAGATCCTCGCACAAGGTCTTGGCATCGTTGTATTCTTTGTTGTTGATTTTTACAATGCATCCTGCAAGTCTTGCTAGGTCAGTTTTCTTTGTGTCCACAAAGATTGGCCCTGAATATGTTTTACGCAAGTTTTCAATTAATTCATAAGTGACATTGCCTTTGTTGTAGTCGCTGATCACAATGGCATTGCATATAGAGAGATCTATACCATTTAATGGATAAGGCTGGTTAATATAGTCATTGTCAATACGAACGATCTGTTGCTTGCTACGTTCATCTATTAGTCGGGTTTTTGATCCAGGCTGGCCACTTGCAACAAGTACCTCACACCCGAGTGCCACAAGGTTGGCTGCTACATTGGCAGCCATGCCGTTGCGACTTTCTTCGCGGGTGGGGATAAAAACAGGAACAGGTGCCTCGGGGCTGATGCGGTCAACTACACCATATTGGTAGTTGTCCACGCACACATCACCTACTACCAATATCCTGAATGGCTCGGGTGGTTGAGTATGGTTCAATTCTGTCATAAAACACTATTTCTTTACAATACTGATGACCTATAATATGTCGACCCCGATAGTCTGATCCTTTGACCATGACAGGGTTGTACAATCTGCAGATGTCCTCAAGTTCTTGATTACTATCAAACAACCAAACTGAATCTACACTACAAAGATTCTCCAGCATGAACTTTCGATCATTTTCAGAGTTTACGGGCCTATCTTTGCCTTTAAGTTCTCGAACACGCCGATCACTGTCGATAGCGACAATCAAAGAATCACCCAGGCTACGTGCATAATTTAGCAATTGTACATGGCCTGGGTGTAAGATGTCAAATGTTCCGTTGACGAATATGGTTTTCATTAACTGTTAAGAACTCTGGCTACACTAGTAATTACCGCCGCAATGCGACCAATGTCACGTAAGTTCTCTACAGTGTAGCCTTGTGTTTTGAGTGTTTCGTAATGTGCCTTAACACAGAAGTGACACTTGCCCACAATGCTGGCTGCCAACGAGAATGCTTCAAAGTTTGACTTAGTAGTTCCACCGTGACTTGCAATAGCGTTCATACGCAAACCTGCTGGTAATCCTTTGAGCGCAGGATCATCTGTCATCTCAACGTAGGGATACCAAACATTGTTCTGTGCCATGATGCTTGCGGCTGTCATTGCTGATTCTGCGTAAAGTGGATTGTCTGCCAACAACACCGCAAGTAACTTGCCGTTTCCTGTTGCGGCTAATGCGGCCACAGCACAACCTATAGCTACATTTGCATCTAGTGTGCTACGTAAGAGCACAGCATCCAAGTTTAGCTTGGTGTCTTTTGCATAGTCTGGTAACGCACCTTTTACTGATTCAATAAAACTCATTCGTTCATTCTCCATTTGTTTTCCGGTAGTCCATAGTCCCATTTAGGATCCATTTCAACATTCCACCTAGTAGTGGCGACATTAAAATCCGGTATCTTCATTTCTTTAGGATTACTTGCTGGTTCTAAAATAACAATACGATTGTTTGGTTGTGCGGCAAATTGTCCGTTGTCACATTTAATAAAGTTAAAACTTTTGTGATCCTCAACATCTTCACTATGGCCACAATCTATTGTATTAAAATCTGGGTGAGCAGAATCTACAGTAAAAAGATACTCACCCTCTAACCAAGAGCCATCTTTCATTTTGATCTTGCATCTCATGTTGGCAATCATTGCTTTTCTAATCACAGTGATATCATAAGACATGCTGTTCCATAACTGCAAGAAATCCAAAGGATACGGATCACCTTCTATAGGTTTCCAACAGTAGGCGTGTAGTGGCAATTTGTCATATAGCGCACCATATTGATTGAGATAAGATTCAATTCTAAATGCTTGGCTACGTTGTGACTTGATTGAGATCCACCAACAAGGTTCAAGTTCTCCGTGACCCTTCTCAAAGTCATACAGAAATTCCCTACGAACAAAGCATTTTACTGGTGGTAAGTTTGCTACTAAAAAACTCATGTTAATATTTCCCCGATGCTAATACGATTTGACAAATATGTTCTAATCGTTCAATGTGTTCAAAAGCCCTCCACGGACTGGTATCTATAGCAACAACGCCGTGACCTTTGATGCCTACAATATCAAAGGCGATGTTACCCTCATTATCTAGTTGTAAGTTCTTGTGACAACCATCAGCAAGTTCTTGGCTGATAGGTGCAACATCGCCGACATTTGGTGCTACTTTAGTGTATCGGCTCAGTTCTGGAAAGTCATTAGCAAGACGGCTTAATTCAATACCCCAATGCATAGCGGCCACACAATAGGTCGGATGCAGATGTACTACAACTCTAACATCTGTACTGTGCTGACCCATTGCTCGTTGTAAGCCAAAGTGTAGTGGTATTTCTCCACTGGGCTTTAGTTTAGCACTGATATCAGTGTAGTATTCTTCTTCCCAACCTGTTACTAAAAAAGGAGGAACAGCACTAATGACATCTACTAACTTGATCTTCTTAAACTGATCAGGTTGCATTGTCTGTTTACGTACGCCGCTAGGTGTGATGTAAAAGTGGTCACGGTCGTGATGACGAATACTCACATTGCCATCACGACTGGTAATCCAGTTGCGTTTATATGCTTCAACTAGTGTGTCGCAGATTGTTTCTAACATCACTTGCTCCTATTATGTTCATATTTTAGGTCCCTTAAATATCTGAGTGCTGGATTCGCCTGTGCCTAACACGCAGGCTAATTTTTCATCAAACTGAATCAATGTCCATGACTTGGTTCCTTCGTTCACAAACAAACTGTATCGTGACAAAGTAACTCCGGGTTCAGTGCCCCACCATATGGGGTTTTCTTTGTAGTCACTACTGCTCAATCCTCGTAACAATAGGGCTGTGTCAACACATTCTATAGGCTTTTGCACAGTGACTGACTGAGCCGCTACCAGGCCAACTGCCAACAGAGTAAGAAATAAGAGATATTGCATGTTAAGTCATACTTATGCTCCGTAGTACACATTCGTATCCACAATCGGTGCACACATCTTTTCTCCATCCCACTTGCGCCCGCACCAGCATTCATCTTCTTCATTGACAATACAGGTACCGTCGCACATGTCATGCTTCATGTAATCACCTGCTGTGGTAAATTTTAAATCGTTCATGCCATAACATCCAAGTTGGGTCTAACATTGTGTTGAGTGATTACGGCTTGGTTGTCGTAGACTTCGATGGGATGATGATATCGTCGGGTTACTACACTGCCATTGGGATAGGTGGTCTGACTCCAGATTTCACTTTCTACTCGTCCCTTGCCTATGATAGGAGTGGCCAACACACCACTGAAGGTTGTTTTGTGTAATGTTATAGGCGCTGTTGATTCACTCATTATACTACCTCATCAGATTTATCTGTGCTGTATCTGGCACTTGTGTATCTTACTACCAACACACTGATAGCCACAACAAAAATACTCGCTGCCACTGCCATCATCTCATTGATTTTAATGGGAGTATGGCTCATGATGTCTACCATGTGGCGGGTCAACGCTGTCATTGCAATGTACAACAGAAAACGCACAGGCATATGATTGGTCTTGAAATAGATGCCAACCATGGCACCAATTTCCAAATAGATAAACATCAACAACAGATCAGCAATGGTGGCATGATGCTTGGTAAACATTTCCACAAAGGTCCACCCTGCCGCCCAGGCAGTGGCTGCACCAATGGCAAACAGGGCCAGCTTATGAAATATCATTACAGCTTGATTACCAACATTATCTACCTGACTATGTAATTTTTTCATTAGATATTCCTAGACAGTTGTTGTCTTTGTTCGTCAGTCATTTCTTCATCTCTAGCCGAACGATCCGGAGCTCGCAACCAATCTACACCTGTGCGTGGCTTGTAGGCGTTTTCCACCGACCTAAACACAGTCGCGGTAGCAAACACCATGCTGATAATGGCAATGTGACCCAGCATGTTGTAGCCAATTATTAGCAGTTCGCCAATGTAAATTCCAAATGCCAGACTCCAAAAACAACCTAACAGTATGCTGAGAAAGTATTTGACATAAACAGGTGCATGACGCAAAGGGTTCAAATTGGGATTCAAGATATCCCAAGATGACCGACTCACTAACCAAAAGAATTTGAGTATACTAAACATAACAGTCCTTGTTAAGATTGAAGTATTAATTATAGCATCTTTTGATTAGGTATGTCAAGTAATATCTGCCCAAATTATAGTGTCTCGCCGCCCACTGAGCGATTGCAGGCACAGAGCTCACCTGTTTGCAATGCATCCAACACACGAAGTGTTTCTTCTGGACTACGACCAACGTTCAAGTTGTTTACAGTAACGTGTTGAATTTCATTGCTGGGATCAATTATGAATGTGGCACGAAGTGCGGCACCTGCTGGCGCATAGAACACACCCAACTGTTCGATTAAACTCAACTCGCCACGCTGTGTATCAGCAAACTGATGATGTGTGATTTTCTTTAGATCAGTGTGAGCTGTTTGCCAAGCTACTTTGCAGAACTCATTGTCTGTTGATCCAGTCAGTAATACTGCATCACGGTCGGCAAAGTCTTGTGCTAACTTGTCGTAGGCCACAATCTCTGTGGGACATACGAATGTAAAGTCTTTGGGATAGTAAACGATTACTTTCCACTTGCCTTCAAACGATTGATCTGTAATTGTATAGAAAGCATCTTCTGGTTGTCCAGGCTTGACGCCTGTGACTGCGAATGGGGCTAATTTGTCGCCAACTGTTTTCATGTTTTTTCCTTGTGTAAAATAGTACTCAGTATTTGTACTGAGTGTTTATTGTACTAGTATATAGTCTTGAAGTCAAGCAAAAATGCTAAATCTTACAGAAAATATCTTAATAACATCAATAGGAAAAATCAATAGTTAACTGGGGATCATTTTGGGAAGGTACGGCACTGCTCTTGGTCCGTAACGTTGTTGCAGAAGAAATCTAGCCGCCTGTGCTGTATCTGCCCCCACACGGTCTTTGAATTCACGACCGTCGGGTGTGCGTATGGTTGCTTCAAAAAGTTTCATATAACTAGCCCTGTTGGGACTGTATTGATATAAACCAGTGGATGTTTTTAAGTACTAGCTACGTCTAAAAGAGTCCATCCAGCATCTGCTGATAACTGCGCCGATAATTCTCCATCAAATGTTACAGCGGCTTCATATGCCTCGCGAGATGTGGCTATTTTTCTAGTAGTAAGTATAAAATCAGTCTGATCCCACTGATATGTCACTGGTTCAAGCAGAATACCATTGTTGACCATTGCAGTAAAGCATGCTTCAAACTCTGCAATATATTCAGCAGGATATAACGCACATTTACTTGCGTGAGCTGCCTGTCCGTCAGCAAAGTGAGCACCGTTTTTGAACCATCTCGTAGAAACATCTTGTGACATTTTAAATCCTTTGTAAAATTTTTCCTAATGCTTTTCTAACATCAGGATCAGCAATAGAGTATTTATTCCATTGATTATCTATTGCTATCAGTTTGCTACCAATACCATCAAGTCCTGAATAACTGGCTTCTTCTTTTTTACTAGCATACCATAGATCATTACCATCAAATTGATAGATATAGTTTTTTGGTGCCCATTTGCTTATGACATTCCGAGTGCTATTGCGTCGTTGATCTTTGGAAATCATGCTCCATACTTGCATTTCAGGTTGAGCATAAAATCTATACAACCCGTGATTGTAAAATAGCTGTGTTTGAACGGCAGTCAAGTTTTTAGCGTATCCGGGGACTTTTCTTATTAAAACTTCGTCAAACTTAAAGTTAAAATTTGCCCACCATATAAAGTCGTAAACCGTTTCAATGTCGATGGGTGCATGGTGTATAGAATCCTTGATCAACTCTACCGTGAATGCAGTACTGCCGGGAATTGCAGTGGTCAAGTCAGACACAGTTCTCCAGGGCTGATCAAGAAAATCAAAATTTTGATAATACGAATGTACATGTATGGCTCGCCATCCCAAAATTTGATTACCGGCTTCGCCATCAACAATTACAATTTTGTCAAAATTTAAAGAATCAATATTTAATGTGTTTATATCTTGTGTTTGTAACTTTTTTTCAATGAACCGATGATAAAAATATGGGTTTTCTTTGATACTGTTGTTGTTGTACAGGACAATTAATTTTTCTAAAAAGTTTGTATTGCCTGTTTTGAGCAAGCTGACCAAAATGCTGGTACTATCAATGCCGCCACTGTAAGCAATATAAGGCGTTTTCCCTGACTGCAAAATTTGATGACAAAATTTTTCAGCAATAGAATCAATGACATTATCAAAATTTTCTTCGCTGTGAATAAGTTTGGGGATAGGACATACCGTAGGAGCCAAAGACCAAGGTGTGTTTAGTTGATGTACTCTGGATGTGGTATGGCTTGGCCACTCAAGTCCTTTTGTTAGATTAAACCAATTGTGATATTGATAGTCACTATCGGTAACATCAAAATCATGTGATATAACTGCATTGGTGGAAAAGAAAATTAAATTATTCATATAAACTTTTTCTTAATGTAGTCAAGATACACGATGGAAGAACATTGATTGTTCCTATCTGCGTTATAGTCAACTGATATAATTGATCAACAATGTCAGAGATATGTATTTCAATTGAAAAAATTTTGTTCACTTGATCAATAAATTCCACGGAGTTGGCACAGGTAAGATTTGCAATGTCAACTAGTTCTAATATTCTGTGATACAACAACAGTTGATCTTGCAATTCTAACTGTCTATTTTGATCCAATAAACATGATGCTGTTTTGTTGACCAAGTTAGGGCATTCAAGTGAATGATATTTGGTTTGTGTCTGACCAAATATAGGGTTTGCCATAGAAGGCGTAATTAAAATAGTGTTACTAGTTGTCGGAAGTTGCCAAAAACTGCAGGTATGGCTAGTAATTTGGTCCCGGTGATCTTGAAAATTTTCAAACACCTCAAGGTCGCACACCAGCAACGATAATTTGCCTCTGAACACATTTCTTATAGTATGTGCATGCTCTTGGTTATCAAGCACAAGCCAGATATTTCTAAAATGTGTATCTACTAACGCAAATCTGCCTTTGGTCAAGAATTGAAACTGAGCTTGATATCCCATTGATTATTTGTTAATATATGTTCTATTCAACATGGTGTGATTGTGATCAGTTGGTCCCCAATCTCCGTCTGGGTGCCAGGCAATAACAGTCATGCTTGAATCGGTAGTTCTAAATCTATGAAGTTCGTTTTCTTCTAAGCAAAAATTTACACCTGTCACAAGAT